GCCCAAGCCAATGCTGCAATTTCCGCTGCTAATAGTGCGGCGAATACTGTCGCGGTGTTTGCTAATGGTACGTTGGTATTGGCTCGATCGAATGTAAACTTTAATAATACGAGCACTATCAATGTATTCGCGAGTGCTAATGGGTCGATTCAAACGAATGTTTCGTTCAGCATAAATACAAGTGCTGTTATTGCTGCACCTGGTGGGTCCGATACACAGATTCAATATAACAACAGCGGCTCGTTGGGGGCGAACACTAATTTCACCTATAACGCAACATCCAGTTTATTCAGCATAGATGGCACAACAAGAGTTGCAAATACAAATAAATTGGTATTTGGTGGGTCTCAAGACAGCACAGAATTAACGGCGAATTCTAGTATTGTGTGGAATGCATCTTCGCTGTCATTAGATATAACTATTTTTGGATAACACATGACGAAAAATGTAATTTATAAGATATGGAAACTCGGTGCAGCCTGGGACGGAAAAAAATATTCTCATGCTGGAAATATACCACCTAACATCACCGCGTTTAGTATTTCTGCATCAGCATTTAATACAACCACGGTTCGTTACACCATTTCCGGTGGTTCAGGTGCAACGAGCTGGACAGTTTACTACCGCACACCGGCAGGCTCAGGTGCATACACCTCACAAAGTGTCACTCCAGGTATCACCACGTTTGATGTGACGGTGAGTGCTGGTGGTAATGCTGATCTGTATTTGGTTGCGGCTAATTCTGGGGGCAGTGTTACCAGCAATACAGTGACGGGGAGTGCTCAATCGTCTAGCGATGTTTATGCATTCCCGTTGAAGGCAGGCAATGCAATTGCATCTGCAAACCTCAATATGCGTATGGTTCACCCACGCCCTGATGCTGATGGTGGTATCAATAGCTGGGAACGTCATAAGCTCCAACCAGAGGGTATTCCATTACGGATTCCAGTTGGCGTCCTCGGAGGTATCCCCCCATTCCGGTATTCAGTTACATCGACTATGTCCGGGTTGACGATTGGCGCTGATATGCCGAATGACTGGTGGGAAAACGGCCTGCAAAATTACGGCGTGTTGATGTGTGATGCGCCGACGGCTGGCACGTACACGACGACTGTCACCGGTACGGATCAGGCCGGTACGCAGGTATCGAGTACGTTCACGACGGTCGTTATCGATAAAAATGACACCACCAAATTCCGCTGGTTCGATTCGGTCAACGGCAATAATGCCAATAGCGGCAGCTATGCATCGCCCTACAAAGACGACCTCACCAAAGCCTACGGGGCGACCTCTGGTGCTACGACCTTTCAGGGTCATGTGATTTTCAAGGACACGGCAACGTATTCGCTGGTCGGGCACTCTGACACTACTCCGGGCATTCGCTTAAACAGCGGCCGTATGCCGATTGTCTACTACACGATGCCGGTTTCAGGATCGGTCGGACAGCGCGCTAAGTTCGATTTCACCGGCGGCAAGTTCATCGGGATTACTGGGTTCAGCTGCCTGGTACAGGGCATGTACATCGGTGAGATTGATCACACCGGATCAACGACCGGCGTTACGAATATGCACAACTATTACATCAACGATGCGCAGGATCGGATTACGTTTTTCAATATCGACAACACGAGCATCGGCGTCGGCTCTGCGGGTACGGATAACGCCACTTTCTGTTTCTTCAGCAACGGCGCAGATTCAACGGACGCATCCTACAACCACAACGTATTTTTCCGGCGAGTGCGCGAAACCGGGCGTCCGAGTTCCAGCAATAGCTACGGGATGACATCGGCTTACGGTCTCAAATACGCACTGTTTGAAGACTGTCACGAAATTAGTTCGTCTTCCGCCGAGGATTTTTACCTCAAAGATTCCGACCAGCAAGTAACGCTACGATACTGCTCATCCGATAACAATATGGCCGTTGGTGCGCAGAATCAGAATGGTGGCACCAGCGGGGAGATTGAATACGTGCATTGTCGTGTAAATGATGCGCTGGGCGGAACGGCAATTGGCCTTGCTACAGCTGGAGCATCCGGAACGCTTGGCAATATCTACGTCTCGCGCTGCACAACCTACGGGAAGGTTGACGTTAATAGCTTCTCGACTGCGACCGGAACCTATGCGGTTTCAGGGACGGTAATTTATACGTCGCTCTCCCCGGCGTTTAACAACGGTGGCAAATCGTCCACCAATACCGGCAATGAGCTGCAAGGCAACACGGCTTACATCAACACCACGACGCTCAAGTTAACCGATACCTACGCGGCCTATCGTGGCACTCGCGGCGCGGAGATTTTTGACGTATGAGCTTAACTAACAAACGCTCTGCCGCTGGTGCAGCGGGTACATTCACAATTTCACTGCCTATTGCAGATGGCGCCGGGAATAGCCGAATTGTCGTTGGCTGGATGACTGTAAAGTCCGCTGCAGGTAACGGAACAGGGATGACGTATAACGGTGTAGCGGGTACAGCACTGGGGGCAATCAACAATGCAACAGGACGTATCTTTGTCTACTACTGGGACGAAACAATAGGGCTGCCTGCTGCAGCGGGAACCTACAATTTAGTTCTTGTCGGTGCAACGGGCATCGGCATCATTGTGCAAGGCTATTCAGTCAGCAATGCACGCCAAGGTGCACCGACTAACCTGCAAACAGCAACCAGCGATGGTGGGTCTACTGGTACCAGTGTGTCCTTCACAGCCTCTGCCCCAGTGGGTAGTGATGTGATGGCAATCCTCAATGCGGCATACACTCCATTGACTCCAGGTGGTACTCAAACTGTTATTTTGGCAGCAACCAGTGACAACGGTGCCTATGCTGCCTCCGGCTATGCAAGTGACAGTCTAACTGCATCATATAGTTGGGGCGCCACGGTAGATTACACAGCATTGTCGTTTGCCATCGAGCCAGCAGCTGCAGCAGGCCCAACTCTCTCAGCCGGCACGCCCGCAAACGGCAGCACTGTAGGCTCCGCTGTTTCGCTGGGCTGCACTACGTCAGACGGCTCTGCTGGCACGAATACGCTGTATGGCGTGCTCGCAACCAGCAACATTTTCACGGGCGTCACAGGAGCACAGGTTAAAGCTGGGCAAAACGCAGCCGGAAATTCGACTGGTGTTACTGCAACCAACGCCGCAATCACAACAACCACGCCAAGCATTTCACAAGGGACGCTGGCATCTGGGACGTACTACGCGGCGATTGTTCAGGAAAAATCCGGCAATCTGTCGAATGTTATTAACCTGACATTCACGGTTGATGCAGACCTACCTACGTTCAGCGCAGGGCCACTTGTATCAGCTATTGGATCAACCACGGCCAACATAACAGTCACTTCTAGTGAAACTGGAACTGTTGCTGTAATCGCAAACACGTCGAATCCAGGTAATACTGCGTTCGACGCAGCCGCAGTGGCGATTACTGCCAATGTGTCATCTAATGTGTCGTTGTCTGGTCTGACTCCAATGCAATTAACCAACTTCTGGGTTCAGATAAAAGATGCGGCTGGTAATAGAGCAACGGATAATGTATCAGGAGTAACTCTCCACGCATCGTTTACTAATATAATAGTCACCACACCCAATTCATCGAATGTAAATATTATCGAGACAGATCCGCCAATTTCCAATACGGATATCATTTCTTATGGTAATGTACAAGGCACAGGAAATGTGGTTGTTTATTCCGATTGTTCGTTCAATAGTGAGGCGAACGTAACGTCATTCGATGTGTTTGTAGCCAACTCGTCGATGGGGTATGGAGCGAAAGGTACTCAATATGTTCCGTTGGTCTATGGAACCAAAGAGGTTAGCGGAAATACGAACTGGAAAGGGCAGATGACCGTTGGTTCTGATGGAAGAAAATACTCACATCCAGATAAAGCACCGCACTAAGGATCAATAATTAATGACTATTAATTTTAATACATTACCGTCAATATTATTGATCGGATCTAATACCGCTAATGTCACTGCGAATGCAAACAATAGCGGTAATGCTTATCTGGTAATTGCGGCGGCTAACTCGGCCCAACCGAATGATGCTACGTTCGACGCGAGCACATCTAACACAACAATTACGGCCAATACTGTATTCGTGGTTAATACTGCGTCTGCATCGCCAGCAACGCTATCTAGATTCTGGTTGCAAGTAAAAGATAATTCTGGTGCGAGAAATACAGATTCTGTTCTTGGCCTTACGTCGCACACTGGTTTCCAGCAAATAACGTTGGGCACTCCGAATACAAACTCGGCTTTTAGGATTGTAACATCACCGGATGTTGTTGCTAACGATATTATCGACTGGGGTAACGTCATCGGGTCCGGCAACGTCTACATGGCCAACGATGCTACATTCAGTGCCGATGTTGGTGTAACGGCATTTGATGTCTATGTCGGTACGCTGACTGATGGATGGGGTAATGTAGCAACACAGAACGTGGCTAGTGGTTATACGTTCAAAATGTATGCTAATGGAACACAAACTGTATATACATCAGTTTCTAATATTATTCTCACTGGTGCGGCAAATGTATCCGGTACACTGAACGTGGGTGGATATGATCTTCCGGCTAAATTGAATGCAGCATATAATGCAGCAAATTCGGCGTCTGTCAAGACATCGGCAAATGGTGGCTCTCTAATTACCTCCGGCAACATCAACTTCGTAAACACCTCCACCGTATCGGTCTCTGTCACATCTGGTATCAATGGAAATGCTAACGTTGCATTTACATCGACTGCAGGTGGCTCCGGCACAGTAACTTCCGTGAATACTGGATTAGGATTGACCGGCGGTCCAGTAACGACAACAGGAACTATCTCGGCTAATCTGGCGACAACATCCGTTCAGGGCATTTCCAAGTTAGTCGATTCGATTAGCTCCACAGATACTGCCAACGCAGCCACTGCCAATGCCGTTAAGTGGGGATTCGAGTCAGCGAACGCTAATGCATTGTTAGCGTATGCAGCAGCCAATAGCGCATATATCAAGGCCAATACTTCGGCTAATACTGTCGCGGTGTTTGCTAATGGAACTCTGACTCTAGCAAGTGCAAACGTAAACTTCAATAATACTGGAACAATTAATGTTTCTTCCACGGCAAATGGAACCGGACAGGTCAACGTCGCATTCTCTGTTAATACTGCCGCAATGTCTGGGGGCGGTGCATATCAGGCAGATGTCTTGGCGAACGGAACGCTCGTTCTTGCCAACGCCAACCTAAACTTTATAAATACATCTACAATGAACGTCAATATATCTGCTAACGGGTCTTCGCAGGCTAATATTGGATTCGACTATAATCCTTCGGGTCAATTGGGCATTGCGATTGCTCTGAAGATGCAACGCTTCTTAATGTGAGGTAATTCCATGCCAGGTAATATCAATCCCATTTTCACCAAAGTTGGTGATATCCAATGGTCTAATGTTAATATATTGACTGCTAATACTACTAGAGATGGCACTGGCGCGAATGTAATCTATACTGCCGACGCAACTAATGGCGGATATGTGGATTCTTTGCGTATTAAAGCCAGAGGAACAAATACTGCGACTGTATTGAGAATTTTTATCAATAATGGTGGTGCTCTATCTACCAATACCAATAATATTCTTTTCGGAGAAGTCGGTATTGCTGGGACGACGGCATCGGAAACTGCGCCAACAGTTGACGTGGACTATCCGATGGGGATCGCCATGCCGCCAGGATATACCATTGCAGTGGCGATTGGAACATCAGTTGCGGCTGGTCTTTCTATCACTGTGATTGGAGGCAAGTATTAATGTTAGATACTTTCCACCTAGGAAGCGGTAAGTTCGACGTTCAGAAATATTACCCTTCTTACAACAACCAGATGTTTATATGGAAGAAGCCGCGTGGCGCTACGATGACGTTTATGTTGTTGGTTGGCGCTGGTGGCGGCGGTGGTGGTGGAAATACTAGAGCGGCTGGTGTCGGCGGCGGCGGTGGTGGCGGTGGTGGTTCTGGTAGTATTCAAAAACTACTGATACCGACCATGTTCCTCCCAGACAACCTGTATGTTATTTTGAACCTAGGTGGAACTGGCGGCGCTGCTAATACGGCTGGTAATGCTGGCGGTGCTATGTCTATTATATCTACACAAACAACTGCTATTACTGGTGCAAACTATCTTGCTTCCACTTCCGGCGGCGGGGCAGCTAACGGCGGGAGCGCGGGTGCAGCTGGTGGTGGTAATGGTGGTTCCGGTACAGGCGCAACAACCGTTTCTATCAACGCGTCTGGCATTTTTGGAATACCACATTTTCAAGGTGGAACAAGCGGAGGTAATGGTGGAGCGGTAGCTGGATCTTCTGTGGCCGCTATTGGCAACGCTCCGATTTGTGGCGGCGCGGGTGGTGGTGGAGTAGATAACGCGAATGTGGCATACAACGGTGGATCTATTACTGCTGTCGGCGCGTCTCTCGCGATTCCAGTAACAGCAAACACAGACGGTTCTGTTGGCAGAATACTGTATGATTCTCCGTTGATCTACACAGGCGGCTGCGGTGGTTCCGGTAATTCGTTGGGCACAGGATATAGCGGTGGGAACGGAGCGCCTGGTTGTGGCGGCGGAGGCGGCGGCGCTGGGTTAACCGGCGGAACTGGCGGTGATGGTGGCTGCGCATTTTGCTACATAATTTCTTGGTAATATATACAAATACGTTAATTAATTGAGGTAACAAACATGAAATATCTATTCGCAATTCTCGCTTTTCTTTCTATCTCTGTTCAGGCGGCTACTCTTTCTTGGACTCCGGCTACTATCAGAGAAAATGGCGATGTTCTAGATCCTTCAGAAATCGCAGCTACCAAGCTCTATTCGAAGACAACTTCTACTGGTACGTTGACTCTGGTGACTACTGTACCGGCGCCGGCGACCACATTTACAGTACCTGGCTGCAAACCGTTGTTCTACGTTGCAACGACAGTAGATACTGCTAATCTAGAATCTACGGTTCCTTCTAACAATGCACAAGTAATTCCTGTTAGCTGCAACCCAAAGGCTCCGTCGGCTCTCAAGGTGAATTGAGACCGAGCGTTAAGAATGACAAGGAAAAGAAGGCTACAACCAAGAGACACGGAGAATAATAAATGAGTAGCCCCGCCAGCAGATCGCAATTGAAGGATTATTGCTTAAGAAGACTGGGATTCCCTGTCATTCAATTGAATTTGGATGATGATCAGGTAGAAGATCGCATCGATGATGCATTGCATAAATTTCAAGAGTATCATTTCGATGGTACTCGCGATGATTTCTTCAAACATCAGATTACACAGACAGATATAGATAATGGCTATGTCGCCATGGACGATACTGTGATTGGTGTTGCTCGTGTATTTCCATTACCAGCACAGGCAACATCTATTTCTGGTCAGTTCAACATGTTTGACATCACCTATCAGATTCGTTTGAATGAGCTATATGATTTTACATCGGCAGACTATGTGTATTTTACACTAGCACAACAACATCTACGCACATTGGAAATGCTGTTCATCGGCGAGCAACCATTTCGATTCAATCGTTATGATGGAAAATTGTATATTGATATGAACTGGAAGACGAAGGTCACAACCAACAATTTCATTCTGGCAGAAGTTCGTCGGGTGATTGATGGCACTGCATTCTGGGGTAGCACCTGGCTGAAGAACTATACGACCGCTTGCATTAAAGAACAATGGGGTAGCAACATAAAAAAATTCGGCGGTGTCCAATTACCGGGTGGAATTATCCTAAATGGGCAACAGATATATGATGAGGCCGTAGAAGAGAAAGAGAAGCTGAATATCGAACTGAGGGATACCTACGAGCAGCCGGTTGGCTTGCTTATTGGCTGAATCTTATGGGAAAAAATCATTATTTTAATAATTTCTCGGCAAGAAACGAACAAAATCTGTTCGAGAACCTTGTCGGTGAATTGATCGGCATGTTCGGCATAACGTCATATTACATGCCAAGAACATCCGAATCCACGTTCGACGACATTCTCGGCGACGACCCGACCAAACAGTATTCCGAATCGTATGCTGTAGATACATATATCAAAACAGTAGACGATTTCGAAGGCGGAGACTTGTTCACCAAGTTCGGAATCGAAGTACGCAAGCAGGTTCGCCTGATTGTTGCGAACAGGGAGTTCAAAAAGAACGTACCATCTACCTATAGCAGACCCAGAGAGGGTGATCTGCTTTGGTTACCTAACTTCAAGGCCCTTTTCGAAATTAAATTCGTCAACGAAGAAACATTCTTCTATTCGTTCGGACAAGATCATAACTATGGATATGAATTGATATGCGAAAAGTTCCGTTACAATAACGAGAAAATGGAAGTGGGTACAACTGAGATAGAAGATAAGATAGATGAGATAATCACATCCTATGGATTTGTGATGGCCAATACCGGACTGTCATCTTTCATCAGAGGCGAAACTGTATATCAAGGAACCGATCTTCCGTCCGCCTATGTTACTGGAACTGTCGTGGCATGGGACGTTAATACCAAGTACCTGGAGATAAAGAATATCAAAGGTGCGTTCGCAGCCAACAGTCATATCAAAGGTACTCTGTCTAATGCTGATTGGAATCTAGTTTCGCTAGATATGCAGGACGATATTAATTCTTTAATAGATAATAATTCTCTACTTGATTCAGAGGCCAATACTATTCTTAATTTCACGGAAACTGATCCGTTTGGTGGCTTATAATGTCGCTGACTAATCACTTCTATCATAGAACAATTCGGCGAAATGTGATTGCATTTGGCAATCTATTCAACGGTATTGTTTTGATGAAATATGATTACAATACATTCACTGAGTTGGGTAGACTTACAGTTCCCCTTCAATATTCGGAGAATGAACACTTTATACAGCGTCTACAATCTCAACCAGACTTACCGGCCCCTATACAAATTAAATTACCGATGATGTCTTTCGAGATGACTTCGTTGGTTTACGACAAAGCAAGAAAGCTGTCGATGTATAATGAAGAATGTATTACGGCAAACGGAACTGCGACGTCTGTCCACGTCGGCGCACCATATAATATTGGATTTTCTCTCTATATCTACGTCCGCAACATTGAAGATGGTGCGCAAATTGTAGAGCAAATTCTACCCTACTTCAATCCAGACTATACGGTTACGATGAATTTCGTAGACGACGCGAGCGTCGTCAGAAACGTCCCCGTTATTCTAGACAATGTTTCTCAGGACACCGGCGAAGACGGACCGAGCGATACCGTTAGGCTGGTTACGTGGCGGTTGGATTTCACAATGAAGACCTATTTCTTTGGTCCAGTGGATACAAACAGAAAACTCATCAAACACGTCACTGCCAATACTATTACTGGTAATACGACGACCGGTAAAACCTCGGTCAGTATAACAGTCGATCCAGACCCTTTAGATGCGTCGCCGGAAAGCGACTATGGATATACAGAAGTAGTTACCTATTATGACGACTGAGATTGATCAAAAACTATCAGAGATGTTTGAACTATCTGCGCCAACAGAACGCCGGTCGCCTGTTGTAATTAATCAGGAGAGCGACGAGGAATCGCAGATACAAACCGATATAGATCACGTCAGGTCTAATTTGTATGGATTAATCGGTAACGGATCGGAAGCAATTGAAAAACTAATGCACCTAGCGTCGGAATCACAACACCCTAGAACATATGAAGTTCTGTCTAATTTTATCAAAAACATGAGCGATGTTGGCGATAAGTTAGTAGATTTGCATAAGAAGAAGAAAGAGTTGATGGGGGCAGAACCAGCTCCAACGAGTGCTAATATCACGGTCGAAAAGGCGGTATTTGTTGGTTCTACTTCTGATCTGTTGAAGAAGATTAAAGAAGACCCAAATGTCATTGATCAATAATTTTCCAATAAAATCCTATCTGTCTAACCCGAAATTAAAACGGGAAGGACAGATTATCAACATGACACAACATCAAGTTGAGGAATTTATAAAGTGCGCCGATGATCCGATCTATTTCATTGAACATTATATGAAAGTAGTGACTTTGGATAGGGGCCTTGTCCAGATAAAATTATATGACTATCAAAGAGATGTGGTAAATGCTTGTCATTTAGATAGAAAAGTTGTAATGAAATACCCACGCCAGAGTGGAAAATGTCATGATAAATCAACTAAATATAGATTGAGGAATAAAAAAACTGGAATTGTGGTCGAAATGACAGCCGAACAATTCCATGTTTACCAATCAATATGTAGATTGGTCGAGGAATTAAAGAATGAGGAAATTAAATAACGGACCAAAAACACCAGAAGCGATACGAGCCAGTCACGAAAAACATACTGATCCATATAAGTATGTAGAGTGTTCGTTTTGTACATTTAGAGCCAAAGAATTATCAAATCATGTAATTATCCACGACATTACTAGGGATGAATATAAAATAAATCATGGTCCGTTAAAATCACAAGAAATGTGCGATAGGGTAAAGGGAAGCAACAATCCAGCATATCAACATGGAGGTAAGTTTTCTCCTTTCTCATATAAATTTGTCAAGGGTACCGATAAAGTACAGGAGACTAAGAGGAAAGCAGCTCAATCTAGAGTCGACAACGAAAGTAATACAGCGTCGCTTGGATATTGGTTAAAATTAACGAACGGAGACGAAGCGACGGCGAAGAAACTCCAGGCAGAAAGGCAGGCTACATTCTCTATCGAAAAATGTATTGCCAAGTATGGAGAGGACGAAGGGAAACAACGCTGGCTTGATCGACAAGAGAAATGGCAGTCTACGTTAAACTCAAAGTCAGACGAAGAAAAAGCTGAAATAAACAAAAAGAAAATCTATAAAAATGGGATGTCTTCTAAAATAGAAAAAGAACTTTATAAAGAGTTAACTAATAATAGCGAGTTGCAATTGGAACAACAACTGACAATTCGTAGAAAAGATTCAAATAGATATTACGCATATGATATTACATATCAGAATAAAATAATCGAATTTAACGGTGATTTGTGGCACGCCAACCCAGCTAAGTTCAGCGAAGATGATGTTCCTAGATTTCCATCTAATACAAAGACCGCTAAGGAAATATGGAATAAAGACGAATTAAAGAAACAAACTGCCATCGATCATGGATACGAATTATTCGTGGTGTGGGAAACTGACTTCAGAACGAACAAACAAAAGGTAATACAAGATTGTATAAACTTTCTGACAACATAGAAAGGAAATTTATAGAAGTAGTTGATGTTTCTGATTGGGAGATAGAGACGGAATCTGGCTGGGAACCAATAACATCAACCAATAAAACCATCGAATATGAAATTTATAGGGTAATTCTATCTAACGGACTAGAACTTTTATGCGCCGACACTCATATTTTAATGCAAGAGGATTATTCAGAAATATTCGCCGTTGATTCAATTGGCTCTCTGATTAGGACTAAACAAGGTATTGCTAATGTAGTTTCAGTCGAAAAAACTGGCATATTCGACAATATGTACGATTTGTCGGTAGATTCAGTCGAACACACATATTATACGAATGATATTCTATCCCATAACTCAACCACGACAGTTGGATTTATCCTTTGGTACTCCATCTTCAGTGAGATGAAGACTGTCGCTATTCTCGCCAACAAAGAGCGCACCTCAAGGGAAATTCTTTCCCGGTACAAATTGGCATATGAACATCTGCCTCTGTGGATGCAACAAGGTGTATTGGAGTGGAACAAAGGTACGATTGAGCTAGAAAATGGATGTAAGGTAATTGCTGCATCTACTTCTTCTAGTGCCATCAGGGGACAATCTATTAACCTACTCTATCTCGATGAGTTTGCGTTCGTTCCCAATAATATTGCCGATGAGTTCTTCGCTTCTGTTTATCCTACTATTTCATCCGGCACAACCTCTAAGATTATCATATCATCTACGCCGAATGGTATGAACCATTTCTATAAGATTTGTTCTGAGGCTAAAGAGAATAGGAATGGGTTTAAGTTACTAGAAATTACCTGGAGAAATGTTCCTGGTAGAGATGAAAAATGGGAAGCGGATCAGCGTTCTACTCTAGGAGAAGATAAATTCCTCCAGGAAATGGAGGGAGAGTTCCTTGGTAGCTCTGGTACTCTGATATCAACGACTGGATTGAAGTCTCTGTCGTTCATCCCACCGCTGTTCTCTCCTATTGATGGATTGGACATCTATCATGAAGTAGAACAGGATAAAAACTATGTCATCATTGCCGATACTGCTCGCGGTAATGGCGGAGACTACTCGGCTCTGGTTGTAATTGATATTGATGAAGTACCATACAAGATAACAGCAAAATACAGAAACAATACCATATCTCCTATGATGTTCCCGGATATTATCGTAAATGTGGCCAGACTATACAACAGTGCATACCTATTGATAGAAAATAATGATGCCGGTGGTCAGGTAGCCGACACGGTTCTCTATGAGCTCGAATACGACAATATGTTCTATACGGAAAATATCAGGGGTTCTACACAACTGACACAAAGCGGTAACAGACGAAGAATCAATGGTATAAGGACAGATAAACGCAATAAGCGTCTTGGATGTATTGCTCTGAAATCGCTCGTAGAGGGTAGGAAACTACTCATCCAAGATTTCGAAATCATAACAGAGTTATCCACGTTCATCCATAAGAAAGATACATATATGGCAGACGACGGGCACAATGATGATTTGGTTATGTGTCTAGTCCTATTCTCCTGGATGTCTACCCAACCATTCTTCAAGGACTTATCTAATACTGATATTAGACAGAAGTTGTTCGATGAAAAGATCAGACAAATGGAAGAATCAATGCCACCGATGCCATTCACCAACGAATCAATAGCCGAGGCCGAGTCCAGATATATAGAAGATGGGGTGGTTTGGGAGATCGGCGTATCCATGTGAGAAAACGCTTATTAACTAAATACACTTACGAGCATTGTCTCTAAAGAATATTATTAAAAAGGAGCACTAAATTGTCAAATTTTCAGACCTCGCCAGGAGTTGCATTTTCCGAAATCGACGCCACTTCTGGAATTCCGGCGACCTCCGTATCTACTGGCGCATATGCCGGTGTGTTTAACTGGGGTCCAGCAAACCAAATCGTAACTATTTCTACTGAACCACAGCTTCTGTCTACGTTCGGAGCACCCGACGATAATACCGCTGTTTCGTTCATGTCTGCTGCTAACTTCCTGGCATATTCGCAGGACTTGCGAGTAGTTCGCTCGATTAATGCGAACGGGTCTTCGCGAAATGCAACGGCAAATGCAAACGCATCGATTGTGATTGATAATGCTGATACCTACTTCACCAATTACTATAATGGTGTTTCTGGATATGGTGCGTGGGCCGCTCGATATGCAGGAACGCTAGGCAACTCGCTTAAAGTTTCCGTGTGCGATAGCAACACAGCATATACTTCTTGGGCCTATGCTGGTCAGTTCTCTAGCGCACCCGGCACATCTGATGCAGTATCGGCATTGGGCGGTTCTGCTGATGAGTTGCACCTGGTTATCGTCGACGAAGATGGCGCGTTTACTGGTACTCCTAACACGGTCATTGAACGTTTCAGTAACCTGTCTAAAGCATCCGATGCACAAAACAGCGACGGAACAACCAACTACTATAAAGAAGTTATTTACCGCACCTCGAAATATGTCCATTGGCTGGCTCACCCAACCAACAACACCTCCGGCTGGGGATCGGCAACGGGTAATGTGGTCTATTCGACTCAGGCTACTGCTAATACTGTTTCGCTGGCAAACGGTGCGCTGGGTACTGTTGTTTCCGGCAACGTTATCACTGCGTTGGATAAATTCAATAACAAAGAAACTGTGGATATTTCGCTGATGTTCACTGGAGCCGGCGACACTACCGTTATTGCAGAAGGCATTTCGATTGCCGAGAGCCGCAAGGACATCGTCGTTTGTGTTAGTCCGTCGCTTACAGCTACTCAGAACACTTCTTCTGGCCCGGCAGTTGCTATTACCGATGAATTTAGTTCATTGACACACTCGACCTATGCTGTTGTAGATAGCGGATGGAAATACCAATACGATAAGTACAATGACAAGTATCGTTGGGTTCCGCTGAATGCTGATACAGCTGGTCTGATGGCTCGTACCGATAAAGATAGAGATCCTTGGTTCTCTCCTGCCGGTACTTCTCGTGGCAACATCAAAAATGTCATTAAACTAGCATTCAATCCGACCCAGACAGATCGTGATACGCTCTACAAGAACGGTATCAACCCGGTCGTTTCGTTCCCAGGCGAAGGTACTATCCTATATGGAGATAAGACATTCCAGAACAAGCCTAGTGCGTTTGATCGAATCAACGTTCGCAGACTGTTTATTGTTCTAGAAAAAGTTATTTCTCGTGCTGCACGTTCTAGTCTGTTCGAGTTCAACGATGAGTTTACTCGTGCTCAGTTCGTGAATCTGGTAGAACCATACCTGAGAACCGTAAAAGGTCGTCGTGGTGTATATGACTTCAAAGTAGTATGTGATACGACTAACAATACGCCAGATATCATTGATCAGAACCAGTTTGTAGGCGACATCTACATCAAACCAAGCAGAAGCATCAATTATATCCAGTTGAACTTCATCGCGGTTAGATCTGGTGTTGCATTTAGCGAAATTGTGGGCAGATTCTAAAGGATCTGTTCCACAATAAATAACAAAGCTAATTAGGAGAAATTAAATGGCGTTTGACGTAAACCAATTCAGAGCAGCACTTACTGGAGACGGAGCAAGACCAAACTTGTTCCAAATCCAGCTGGTGTTCCCGAATTATATTAACAATGCTAGTCTTGCCGGCGTAAAGACTACATTCATGGCATCCTCGGCTCAGCTGCCCGATTCCAATATCGGTACTGCTCCGTTGTATTATTTCGGAAGAGAATCTAAACATGCTGGCAATAGAACCTATTCGCCGTGGACGATTAACATTATAAACGACGAAGACTTCGTTTCTCGCGATGCGTTTATGCGTTGGCACGATGCAATTAACGCGCCGGTTGGAAGTATCCGTGATGTAAGAGCGGCTATTCTCGATGGTGGATATGCTGTTGATTCGAAAGTCACTCAGTTCGGCAAGACAGGAAACGTAATCAAGACATATAACTTTGTAGGTATGTGGCCAACCAACGTTTCTCCAATCGAAATGAACTGGCAAGCAAATGATCAGATCGAAGAGTTTTCTGTTACGTTCGATTATCAGTATTGGACAGAAGCCGATAGTGCTCTTGGCACTGCTGCTGCCGCTGCTGCTACTGCTGCTGGCGCTGCCGTTTGATGGTGGGCATTCGTCCACCAATTCTTTATGTTGGAGTAAATAGTTCGTGGCGATGAAATTCTTGGGCTTTACCATTTCCCGGGAGGAGGACAATAAACTCCCGGATACTCCTATTCCTGTTCAAAAGGAAGATGGTGCCCTCAATATTCAGACCGGTGGGCATTATGGCATTTACGTCGATATTGATGGTTCGTATAAGAGCGAAGTAGATCTAATCACGAAATATAGAACGATGGCAATGCAACCAGAAATGGATGCTGCTATCGAAGACATCATCAACGAGTCTATTGTCCATGATGAACGCGGACAGACTGTAAAGATCGTCACAGATGAACTAAAGCAGCCAGATAGAATCAAGAACATGATTAATGTCGAATTCGAAACATTAATCAAGATGCTCGATTTCGGTAATCAGGGTTCAGAAATCTATCGCCGTTGGTATGTAGATGGTCGCTTGTATTACAACGTTATTATTGATCCAAAGAATACTGCTGCCGGCATTCAGTCTCTGGTCTATGTTGATCCTAGAAGAATTAGAAAGATTCGTGCTATCAATAAGAAGCGCGGAGAAAATGGCGCGGATATCGTCGGCTCTGTCGAAGAATTTTATGTCTACAACGAAAAGCTAGTAAACAATAATACACAGAATCCGCAGATTACTGGAAACTATGCTGGTGGAATCAAACTGGCAAAGGACTCAATCGTCTACATTAACTCTGGCCTGACTGACCCGGCTAAGTCGACGGTTCTTTCGTATCTACACAAAGCCATTCGCCCGATGAACCAACTGCGTTTCATTGAAGATGCGACCGTAATTTACAAGGTATCCAGAGCACCAGAACGTCGAGTGTTCTATATTGATGTCGGTAACATGCCACGACTGAAGGCGGAACAGTATCTCAAAGATACGATGACTAAGTTCCGTAATAAGATTCAATACGATTCATCGACCGGAGAGATCAGAGATGATCGTAGACACCAATGTCTAACGATGGATACGTTAGTTCCGTTATTAGACGGTAGAACTCTATCACTAGAAGAAATATCTAAGGAGTATGAAACCAATCAACTGTGGGCATATTCTTGTGATCCTATTACAGGTAAGTTCTCCCCAGGCCTAATTACTTGGGCTGGTGTCTCTCGGCCAAACGCAATTGTTATGCGCATAACTCTTGATAATGGCGAAAGTATCATATGTACACCAGACCACACATTCCCAGTATGGGGAAGGGGCTTAGTTAAAGCCGAGGATTTGGTTTCTGGTGATTCTATGATTCCGTTGTATAGAAGAAATTCTGGCATCGAAGGCGACAAAAAGAATAAAGAATATGAACAGATTTTCGATAACGATAAAAAGGAGTGGGTATTTACGCACAGAGCAGTTTCTGCTTGGAAAGATGAAGTTGGCATTGATAACCATTTTATTTTTGACGAAGCTAACTGTGTCGGTAAATTCAACACAATTCACCATAAAAATATAAATCGGTTTGATAATTCGCCATTGAATTTGGTTAAAATGGCGAATAAAGATCACATCAAATATCACCAACATTCTAGTTCAAACTCTGGTAAAATTGGTGGTAGAAATTGTTATGAGATGGGAGTTGGCGTCCACAATAAACAACACCCGGATTACAGAGAATGGCACGTCAAAGCTGGTAAAGTTGGCGGAAGGAGTTCAGTCGACTCAGGGGCAGCTGGTAATAATTTATCCAAAGGAAGATCTATACTAGCGGAACGCATGAGCGACGAAGATTTTAATGAGTGGTTTAGATTGCAGCAAAAAGCTGGTTGGACGGAAGATAAGAAAAAAATAGCTTCTGGTCATGCAGTTAAAAATAATTTGAGTAAACGCGGAAATGATGCTCAAAGGGAACAGTGGAAATCTGGTAAAAAGCAAGAAAACCACAACAGGCTCTACAAAGTAGAATATTGTGATTCTATTATTTCGTTGATAGAAGATTGCGCCAAAAATGGGCTTTATGTTAAAGATGCAGTTGTTTATATAAACAATAATACATCAGTCATCAATGAATGGAGAATACTAAATTCGTGCAAAGTTACTTCAGAAAAACAAAAGGATTTTTCTGTTTTCAATAAACAAGACTTGGATAGGGCAGTTAGGGGCAAGTGGAATTGTTCGTTTCCATCATTAAAAGAACAATACAAATATAGAAATCACAAAATAGTAAGCGTTGAATATCTGGAAGATAGATTCGATACTGGTTGTTTGACTATTGATGGAGATGAAATATACCACAACAATCATACGTTTGCGTTGGCAGCTGGAATTTATACAAAAAATTCTATGCTAGAAGACTTCTGGCTTCCTAGGACCGGAGATGGTAAGAATACAGAAATTACCACCCTACCAGCAGGAGAAGGTCTCGGCAATAACGAAGATATCCTGTATTTCGAGAAGAAGCTATACAGAGCACTGAACGTTCCTGTTTCTAGATTAGAGGCTCAACAGGGCTTTACCCTGGGTCGTTCTAGCGAGATTACCAGGGACGAATTGAAGTTCGATAAGTTCATTGATAGGTTACGCTCTAAATTCTCTACACTGTTCGACGAACTTCTCGCGCGCCAGTTGGCCCTGAAGGGTGTTTGTACCCTAGAAGAATGGGAAGATTTCAAACAATACATTCACTATGACTTCATTAAGGACAATAATTTCACTGAGTTGAAGGAAGCCGAATTAATTCAGAATAGAATGAATACGCTTCAGCTGGTTGATCCATATATCGGCAGATTCTTCTCCGAGGCCTGGGTCTATAAGCACGTTCTCTGTTTACACGATGACGAAATTTCACAGATGCAAAAAGAGATGGCAGAAGACCAGAAGCGTCAGGTATTGGTAGATGCCGATAATAACACTGACGCCGGCAATGGCGACGAGCAAGACCAAGAACAACAAGGAAATCAGCAATCTTCTAATGATACATTTGCTGATATAAATAATAAAGTTAAACAATTCACAGGAGGCTCTAATGCCTAATTTTATTGACAGTCTAGAATCGGGCGACGCAGTCGAATTCAAACAACAGTTCGAAGCGGCAGTAGAAACCAACCTTTCTGATTTAATCGAACTCGAAAAGATCGAAGTTGCCAAGTCATTTTTCGGTCAACAGACTGAAGCTGTGATCGAAAAAGCTGCAGATAAGTTGGCCAAGGATTGACGCAATGAAAACCTTTTCTCAGTTTATTCTAGAAAATTCATATTCTGCCAAGTCGGCAGCTGCCGGTAAGGATATCGACAAGCCTGGTAAGAATTTCGAAAAAATCACAGATAAGGCAGCCAAGGAATATGGATCTAAAGAAGCCGGCGAAAAAGTTGCCGGTGCAGTTCTGTCTAAACTGAGAAAAGAAGGAACAGATCAGCTGGAAGAAACACTATCTGCTAATGCGCCTACCGGCGAATGGGTGAATGATTTCGTAAAGTCGGATAATCCTAAATTCAAAGGGAAATCCACGAAAGAACGAATCAAGATGGCACTGGGGGCGGCGTATGCCGCTAAGAAAGGTAAATGAAAAAGTTTTCTGATTTTAGGCAACCAAAAGAAGTCATAAAGGAATCGACTACGGGCGATCTTCCTATGACCATTTTGCTTGTTAGAAAGGGAATTAGAATATTTCCTACCGGCGATAGAGTGGCACTATATACAAACTCTAAGTTGGGCGTAGATGTTTCTATTCCCTATAGTCACGGTGCGCACTCGCATATGAAAGGGTTTGGCCAGTTAACGAAAGAAGATACGGAACTCGACGAAGACTATTCTGTTATCAGAACGCTACAGGGTTCGCTGGAAACGGGTGAACCGAAAGAAGTGATTCACGGCGGTGCATCGACAAAGGTACAACCGGCAACTGCCAAAAACATTTTAAAATTATATTCCGTTCTGACTCAATCGAATCAGAAGAGAGTGCGCGAGATGCTGCACTCTGGACCAAAAGATTTTCTAAAGGTGGCGAAGTTTGCACAAGACTCTGCCCGTAATATAGGAACCCCTCGATGAATACGGCACCGAATGTTGTCAATACCAGAGTTCTTTTTGATAGTGCTGAAAAGTCTGTCATTCAATTCATTGGATATTATACAACAGCGACGACAGCTAATACTAAGGCTCTTACATCAAATACTCTTTCTTATGCTAATACATCGGCACCTAATAATTTGGTTACGGTGGAGAAGATTCAATTCGCTTCTAAGTGCAATGGTTTTGTTTCTTTAGAATGGATGGGCGCAGCGGGCATCAATACAGCATTCTTTACATCTGGCTCTTCGGCTGGTGTGATAGAAGGCCCATATGCTCCTGATATCTCCGGTGCGGTCGGAGACATTAACGTTCGTACACACGGACTCAATGCAAACGATTCGTTCAATGTAATCGTTACCTGTAAGAAAGATATTAATGGCGGATTTGCTAACGCGACGGCTTGGTACTAATGAAGACATTCGGCGAATTCTTAACAGAAGCCCCTAGGATTAAGATAGTCCCGGTTAGAATTCGTGGTGGAAAAGTACAAAGAAGAAAGCGCGTTTCGGCCGTAAAAGGGTTTACGATTCGCGGCGGTAAAATGATTCGTATGTCTGCCCAGGAAAGAATGCATAGAAAGATGGGTGCGAGGAAGGGCAAAGTAAAACGCAGAGCAAAATTGGCCCGCGCAATCATGGCAAGAAAAAGAACAATGCGCCGACGCCATTCTATGGGTTTGTAGAGGAAAGAAATGAAACTTATTACAGAAATTACAGAAGATGTCCAGCTTGTAGTAGAGGCCAACGAGAATGGCGAAAAACGCCATCACATCGAAGGCATTTTTATGCAAGCGGAACAAAAGAACCGAAATGGACGTATGTATCCTAAATACGTTATGGAACGCGAATTAGGCAAATATCAGACAATGATTGCTAATAAGCGAGCTCTCGGTGAATTAAACCACCCAGATAATCCGACAGTATCGCTGGAACGCGCATCGCATCTTATCACTATGCTAGAGTTCCGTGGTAATGATATCTACGGTAAAGCCAAGATCATGGATACGCCGATGGGCAAGATTGCCAAGACGCTAATCGACGAGGGAGTCAAACTCGGAGTATCTTCTCGCGGTATGGGTTCTATTAAAATGAATAACGAGGGAGTCAATGTAGTTCAGCCAGATTTTATGCTTGCTACTATTGATATCGTTTCCGATCCATCCGGTCCCAATTGCTTCGTCAATGGAATCATGGAGTCGGCAGAATGGCTGTTCGATGAAAAACGCGGTTGGTATCCTGTGGATTTGATCGAACAAACACAGAAAGAGATTAACAAAGCAGTTTCGTCGAGGCAGTTAGAAGAGCAGAAACTTGCTATTTTCCATAAGTTTCTCCGTTCCATCTAAGAGAAATTTATTTTTATAAATACATTTATAAATGTTTAAGGAGTTACCAATGACTGTTAAAACACTTAGCGAAGCTGCTGCCGACGTACTGGCCCAATCTAAAGCTAACGCTGACAAAGAAGAGATGCATAAACTTCCTGGGACCGAAGTTCAGGATCTTGGCGGATCGACCATCGAAAAACCAGAAGGTAATGCTGTTGGACAAGAAGCTTCGGCTAAAGTTACTCAAGCAGCCAAGCCGGGCCCGGCCCCTAAGATTGGTGCTGATCCGATGAAAAAACTCGGCGAAGAAATCGAAGAGGAAGATGTTACCGTCACCCCAGAACAAATTCGCGCAATGACAATCGAAAAGATGAAAACTCTTTCTGTTGCCGAAGATGTTGCTGCTATGTTCGCCGGTCAGGAGTTGTCGGAAGACTTTATTAAGAAAGCGACTACTATTTTCGAAGCCGCTGTAATTGAGCGTGCAGTTCTTGTAGTAGAACAGCTAGAACAAGATATCATGGAAGCCGCTCAAGAATCGGTAGATTCCATTAAACAAGAGCTAGAAGAACAAATGAGCGCATATTCCGAATATGTTGCCAAAGAATGGCTCCAGGAAAATCGCCTTGCAGTTCAGTCTGGCCTGAAGGCAGAGCTAGTAGAAGGTTTCATGGAAGGGTTGAAAGATTTGTTCGCAGAACATTATATCGATCTTCCAGAAGACAAAGTTGATATCGTAGAGGCTCTTACACAAGAAGTCCAAGAAACTCGCGACGAACTGAACGAAGCTATTAACGCTAATGTTCATCTGTTACAACAAATCAACGAAGCCAAGAAAGAACAACTAACGAATTCAGTTTGCGAAGGTCTTACGGCCACGCAGGCGGAAAAAGTAAAATCGCTCGCAGAGAGCATTGAGTTCAGCACAGAAGCTGAATACGTAGAAAAAGTAAAGGTCATCAAAGAAAGCTATTTCACTGGTGCCCCTGTTAAAACAGTTCAATCCGATGTTGCTAATAAGGAATTGATTGCAGAAGAAACCGCACAATTTGAAGTTGGTTCTTCTCCGCTCATGGATCAATACGTGAACGCAATTACCAGAACGCAAATAAAATAATTAGGAGTCACACAAACTATGTTTATGTCTGAACATTTACAAGCCAAATGGGGCAAAGTTCTGGACCATCCAGATCTCGAAGCCATTAATGATCCACATCGCCGTGCCGTCACTGCCGTTATTCTTGAAAACCAAGAACAGGCTCTGATCCAGGAAGGTAGCATCCTTAATGAAACCGCTCCGGCTAACATCACCGGTTATACTGGCGCTTCGACTGCTACTGGTCCGGCAGCTGGTTTCGATCCAATCCTCATCAGCCTTGTTCGTCGTTCGCTACCGAACCTGATGGCCTATGACGTTTGCGGCGTTCAACCAATGACTGGACCTACTGGTCTGATCTTTGCAATGCGCTCGAAATATGCAAACGCTACCGCTCTGCAATCCGGCGAAGCTCTGTATAACGAAGCTAACACCGCATGGACTGGTACCGGTACCCATACTCCGTTCGATACGGCTAACGTCAACCCGGCTACTGGCAATACTTCGTACTTCGGTCTGGCAAATACCGGTCACGGTGTTACCACGGCAGTTGGTGAAGATCTTGGTGGTGCTACCGCAATGGCTGCCATGGGCTTCTCGATCGAGAAGGTAACGGTAACGGCAAATACTCGTGCATTGAAAGCAGAATACACGATGGAGTTGGCGCAAGACTTGAAAGCAGTACACGGTCTGGACGCTGAAACCGAACTATCGAATATCCTTTCGACGGAAATCCTTGCCGAAATCAACCGCGAAGTTGTTCGCACCATTTATGCTACTTCCGTTGTTGGCGCGCAAACTGCTAATACCGCTGGTGTATATAGCCTGGCTACTGGTGCTGATTCGGATGGTCGCTGGCAGGTAGAGAAGTACAAAGGTCTTATCTATCAAATCGAACGCGAATGCAACAAAATCGCAAAAGATACTCGTCGTGGTAAAGGTAACATTCTTATCGTGTCGACTGATATCGCTTCGGCCCTTGCTATGTCCGGTCTGCTGGATTACAACTCGGCTCTGTCGAATAACACCAACCTCGCTGTAGACGATACTGGTTCTACGTTTGCTGGTACTCTGTTCGGTCGTATTAAAGTGTACGTTGATCCGTATTCCGTTTCGGGTGCTGATTATGTCGTTGCTGGCTATAAGGGCAAAAACGTGTTCGATTCGGGACTCTTTTATTGTCCTTATATTCCGCTCCAAATGGTCCGTGCAATCGATCCTAGCACTTTCCAACCGAAAATTGGATTCAAGACACGTTATGGTCTAGTTGCTAACCCATATGCTCAGGGCGCAACACAGGGTGCCGGTGCTCTTACGAACAATACTAACCAGTATTATCGAAAGTTTATTGTCACAAATCTTAAGTGAGTGGATATTAGGTAACACAAAGCCCGCTTTCGCGGGCTTTTTCATGACATCACAAAAGTCAACGTACCACAATCAAATATCTTTTTATATCCAATTTCCTCCGCCAACTCGGCTTCTGTAAGATGTGGTTTGTTTAACTGTTTTAATAGCTCTTTCTTCGTGCAGTTTTGGCGATGGAGGACTGTAGAATTATTTAAATTAACGTATCGATATCCCGGTGGATTTGTTTTAAGAAGAGTAAACCCATTAGTCCTGTATACACTTCCGTTCGAATATAATCTATCTGCATAGGATATAATTGTTCCACTATAATTCTTTCTGAAATATTTTAATAGTTTAGAAAATCCACCCACGACGGATACATTAGTTTTACTTGCGAATCGCACTAATTCCCAATCATAATGTTTATTAAACCTAGATTTAGAAAAGGTCATTACAGACACCAGAGTATCTTTATGGTATAGACCAAGTTTAATTAGACTCTTATCTCTTCCTTGTATATGATTTTCTTCTAAAAATACATTCTTTTCGTGTATCGGTACATCACGAACCACGCAGTTTCTTGCATACACCTTATTTTTAATCAAACCAAGTTTATTAGATATAAACGACTTCCATATATCTTTAGTCTGGTGCCATGAGTTGGAAAAGATGTGTACTAATTGGATACCGCTTTCTTCACATATATTTGTTTTAGTTACATGATATTCTTTACCCTTAATAGCCGCTGATGTTTTTTCGTGTGGTCTATAAATGTGCGAATAAATGCCATTATACTCTATAGCAAAGTTATGTTCTGACATGTAGATATCGAGCTCTTGTCCATTTCCTAGCACAGATCTATTATTGATATCGATTGGCCCGTCGTATATACTTTCAATGAAATCTATGACTTCTTGACATTCTCTGGATGTAGTAACGTGTTTTCTTGGATATGAATTAGGCTCGTTGGTTTCTATGTTATGTTTTGCCAGCCATACCGAAATAGTTGCCTTAGATGATCCAATAACATCGGCTATTTCATCGCACGTTTTCTTTTGATTAACATGCATATCATACAGGAAGTCCTTATTTTCTAATTTTATTTTGGTGTGTGAATTAGATTCGTTATACCTAACAGAAGGTATGTTATGGGATTTTAGCCACTTATTTACCGCTGTAGTAGAGCAACCCAACTCCTCTGCAATCAGATCCTTAGATTTTCGCTGGACTATTCTTTGATCATACAACCAGTCTTTATCTGCCATTATTATATTATAGGGTTTATCTATGTTCCTATACTTCTTTGAGCATACATCTGAGCAGAATTTAGTATAACCTCGCGTTGAATATGCCCTGTTTATGTGTAATTCTTTACCACACCTACACAGTGGAATATTTTCTGTCATTCTATCCATCCTTCAGCCAACCATCTACGATGTATCTGCTGACTAATTACACATCCGCCGAGAAAATACACCCGATAGGTGTTACTGTATTCGTGATATCCTAGCACGTTAGTTCTGTGTAGATCATAATGAGGTTGGTGTATAGATGGACAATTAATCCAATATCGCTTTAGTTCTTGTGCCATATTCATTCTCCATAAATAGTGTTATATCATCAGAGTATTATACTATGCGAATTGCCTCTCTCACCAAACAGACGTCGCCCTATCCACCTTATATCTCTATCAATGAGAATAGCGACGGGACTGTTACTATCGCGGTTAGATCGAATCCCGATGGACACCACGAAGGCAACTATTCTATCATTACGATATCTAAAGATGAATTCATTGATCTAACCAAACAAATCGTCGCCTATTTGGATATAACTGTATGACATGCAATACTGCAAATAAAAACTATCTTCAGGCATCTAAATTTCAGTTACAATTTGATAGATTGCCCGACGTATCTTTCTTTTGCAAGAGAGCCAATATTCCTGGTATATCTGTTCCTGGAAATATGAGACCAACTCCATTCACTGATCTACAAGTGCCGGGTGATAAGGTCATATTCGAGACTTTCGATGTTTATTTTGCTATCAACGAAACCCTTTCGCCATGGAAAGAAATATTCGAATGGATGATAGGAATGGGCTTTCCTGAGAATTTCGATCAATACGCTAATCTAAAGAATCTAAGACCACAGCAATTAATGGCAGCATTGAAAGATAATAACATTACTCCACAATATTCTGATGGTCAACTATCAGTATATTCGAACAAGAATAATCCATTAGTCAAAGTAAAATATGTAGATTGTTTTCCTACATTCCTGTCTTCTATTGATCTTGATGTGGAAGCTACTGCTGATGAGATTGTTATTGGACGGGCCAGTTTCATTTATTCTTATTATACCTTTATTATATAGTCCAATTAGGAATGGGTTTGACCTCCCCTTTACGCCAACACCTAATTATAACAATAAGTAGATATCGTGTCAATAGCTGTCAAGCATTATTTTAATACATTACACAAGGTTAATGTTCACGTAATGTATATACGAGTAGGTGCAGGCGTAGTATAATACATTTCTGATAATTGTCTAAAGGTGAACCATGATTCCTGTACCACTCTCTACACTAGCCGAACAATGGGAAAAAGACGCCGAGATCAATATGGTAGATCCGGGCGGAGAGTTGATTCGCATCCCTATGCTGCATTCTAAATACATCGGATACTTGTCTGCCCATTCTCTTTCTTCCAAGAAATATGCTGCTGATTATAGCCGCATGAAGAAGATTAAATGGGAATACTATAACGGAAGGATGGATGCCGATGAGCTCAATAAGTATGGATGGGCTCCATTCAAGTTTCTCCTGAAAGCGGATATCAGTGTTTATCTGGAAGCCGACGAAGATCTGATTAAGATTAACTCTAAGAAACAAATGCACGATGAAGCCGTATCGTTCTGTACTGCTGTCGTGAAGGAACTCAATAATAGAACATTTCAATTGAGAGATTACATCAGCTGGTTAAAATTTAGTTCAGGTGGATAATATTGGAAGACGACATAAAAATAACAATAATAAATGAATCGTTTGTCAGAGTAGATTGCGACCCTGGTATATTCGAGGAACTGACTGAATACTTTACGTTCATGTCAGATAACTACAAATTCCATCCATTATACAAGAAGAAAATATGGGATGGACGTATTTCACTCTTGAACAGGAAGACTAAGTTACTACCCAGAGGGCTGGCAATATATCTTCCCGGTATTGCTAAGGATAGGGGTTATAGCTGTTCGTTCAAGGAAGAATCTACTAATTTTAGTCTGAAGGATGCCGAATATTTCGCATCTACACTAAAGCTACAGTCCAAAGGTAATTCTATAGAGTCTAAAGACTATCAGCTGAGTGCATTCCAAAAGGCAATTAGTAACAAGCGTAGGCTGATACTTTCTCCGACTGCGTCTGGCAAGTCTCTGCTGATATATCTGATAGTCAGATTCCTATTAGAGCACGAATGCGAGCGCGGTATTCTTATCGTACCTTCTATATCATTAGTACATCAGATGTTCAAGGACTTCAAGGACTACTCGGTTAACAATAAATGGGACGTGGAGGGAAAATGTCACCTAATATTCGGTGGCCAGGATAAGAAAACAAACAAAGAACTCTGCATATCAACCTGGCAGAGTCTAGCCGAATTAAAAGATCCTGTTTATTTCCATAGATTTGATTTTGTAATAGCAGATGAGGCGCACGGAGCCGGAGCGAAGGTTCTTACCGCTATTCTGAATAACATGGTAAATGCCAGATATAGAATAGGAACGACGGGTACAGTAAAAGATACAGAGGTTCATATATTAAGCATCGAGGGGCATTTTGGTCCGAAGTATGTTGCCGCGACGACTAAGCAACTAATGGATAGGGGTGATATATCCAAACTGGCAATTAATTTCATCACTCTACAATACCCGACTCCGGTCAGAGAGATAGTATCAAAAATGAACTATCAAGGACAGGTAGATTATATAATGGCCTGCGAGCAGCGTAATAAATTTATAATCAAACTAGCCAACTCTCTACAAGAAAATACGTTAATATTGTTTGATAGGATTGAAGCTCATGGAGACATCCTATATAAAATGATGAAAGAGAAAGTTTCTACTGATCGTAAGGTGTTTTACGTACACGGAGCAACCGAAGTAGAAGATAGGGAATTAGTAAGACAGTTGACAGAAACGGAAAAAGGCGCTATAATTATCGCTAGTCTCGGGGTGTTCTCTACTGGTATTTCAATCAATAATCTACATAATGTTGTATTTGCTAGGATAGGTAAATCTAAAATAAAAATAATTCAGTCTATCGGCAGAAGTCTCCGTAAACATTCTTCTAAAGAAACCGCCACTTTATACGATATATCAGACAACTTTATTTTCAACAATAAAGTCAATTATTCTATAGATCATGCCCAGGAACGATATAAATTATATTCGGATGAACAATTTACCATTAACAAATATAAGGTGCCAATAGATGTCAAGTAAAGAAGATTATACTCCGTTGATTATGTATTTTAAACTAAAGAGCGGGGATGAGGTTGTTTCTGAAGTCATGTTCTTAGATGAAGACGATGAACTTGATGTTTGTGCAGATATTCTCATGTCCAGCCCATATAAGATTTCTTCATATATCGATACCGACGAAACACAGAATGATCGTCAAGTAATGTTCCTTTCGCCCTGGTTGCCCATTGGTATTGTTAAGCGTAATGAATGTGTGTTGCAACTGATGGATGTCATTTGTTATGCAGAAATCACCGATAAATTCCTGGAACTTTATCTAGAGGCAGCAGAACAAAATGCGAAAGAATATGAAGAGGATGCGCCGGAACCGAGCAAGATCCCTGAGAAGCCGAAGAAAATTGGCGATAATGTATTCTCCGCAAAATTCGGAAAACAACCAGAAACAGGAACAGAACAATGAGCAATCACTATGTTAAGAATGCAGACTTCTTCAAAGGAATGGTAGATCACAAGAAGAAAGTAGATGAGGCAAAGCAGAACGGAACTCCACTACCAAAGATTCCAGACTATTTGGCCACCTGTTTGGTTCTTATTGCAAAGAATCTATCAAACAAGCCCAACTTCTATTCATATACATTCAAGGAAGAAATGATCGGGGACGCAATCGAGAATTGTATCCTCTACTTCAACAACTTCGATCCGAGTAAATCAAACAATCCGTTCGCCTATTTCACCCAGATCATTTACTATGCATTCTTGCGTCGAATTGCTAGGGAAAAGAAACAGCTCTACGTGAAGTATAAATCATATGAGAAGTTCGGTGGGCTAGATGATGCAGAGAGGGACGAACTGGAAGAGAACGGAATCAACACTGCTCAGTTCGAGATGTACGAGAATATTTCTGAATTTATCGAAACATATGAACTGACGGTTAAGAAAAATAAAGATAAAAATGCAAAGCCTTCTAAGAAAACTAAGCTAGAGCTTCTGTTTGACGAGGGCGAAGAGGTGATTGAAATTGACGAAACAATTGGTATTATCCCACAACTTTGATATCGGCGATGTCGTCTGGGACACGGTTAATCCTGGGCTATCTACTGTAATAGGTATTACATATACAATTGGGTGTCCTGGTATCGGTGATGGTAGGGAATATTGTAGAGGTAATCTAGTATATTGGGTTAATCGTGGTCCGTTCAATGGACAACGATCTCAAGATAATTTGCATTACCCAACTATACATACAGATGGTACTCCTCTACCAACTACCAACGAGGCATGAATGAAGATTGTAATATTAGGTGATGTTCATATAGGGTGTAGAAACGATAGTATACAATTCCATAGACACCTCAGTAAATTCTACGAGCACTGTCTATTCCCATTCATGGAAGAACATAACATCAAAGATATACTACAAACTGGCGATTTGTTTGATCGTAGAAAGTATATCAATTTTAATTCGATGTATCTCGCTAAAAAATATCTATTTGATCCGATGTATGTAAAGGATATAACTTTTCACACTCTCATCGGCAATCATGATGTGTATTTTAGAGATAAGTTAGATGTGAATTCTACTCAGCTATTGTTAGATGGATATGACAACATATTTGTCTATGATAGACCAACTACAGTATCTTTCGGTGGCGCGGCGATTGATATTATTCCTTGGATTTGCGATGATAACGAGCAACAGATAAAACAGTTCATCAATAACAGCAAATCTACTCTTTGCATAGGTCACTTCGAGCTATCCGGTTTCGAGATGTATATTGGTAGTGTATTTACCGGTGGTATGGATAGGTCGGAATTATCCAAATATGATATGGTATTTTCTGGTCACTTTCACCACAAATCTAGCACAGGAAATATCAATTATGTCGGTACCCCGTATGAGTTGACTTGGGCAGACTACAATGATCCGCGTGGGTTTCATGTGTTTGATACCAGCACAAGAGATTTGATTTTCATTGAGAATCCATTTAAACTATTCCATAAAATAATCTACGACGGCGATCAGGAGACTAAGTTTACAATTAGATCCAAGCAGTTTTCTAGATATAACGAAACCATTGTAAAAGTTATCGCCACTAATAAAAAGAACGTCGTTCTATTCGATTCGTTTATGGATCTGCTATATAAGGTCGGTCCTTTTGATGTATCTATCGTCGAGGACTTCGTAGATTACTCTAGTGTAGCTGTGGATGATGTTGTCGACCAGAGCGACGATGCAATAACTTCTATTGAAAAATATATTGATAATATTGGGGTTTCGTTGGATAAGCAGCGTCTTAAAAACTACATGAGAACTGTCTATACCGAATCTCAGAACTTACAAGGAATATAATGGCTCAGATCGTATTTGAAAAGGTAAGATATAAGAACTTCTTATCTACTGGTAATATATTCCTAGAGGTGCCATTAAATCAATATAAGACTATGTTGATTGTCGGTAAGAATGGTCGCGGTAAGAGTATTGTGACCGAGGGCATCGTATTCGCTCTTTTCGATAAGTCATTTCGTGGACTTAATAAACCGGCTCTGGTCAACTCCATTAATGGAAAAGATTGTGTGGTAGAGTTGGAATTTTCTATTGGCATCTCTAAGTATAAGATTGTTCGTGGAATCAAGCCCGCTATATTTGAGATATGGGAGAATGGATCCCTGATTGGGCAGGATGCAGCTACCAAAGATTATCAAAAATATCTCGAAGAAGTTATCCTTCGATTCAATTATAAAGCATTTACTCAGATTGTAATTCTAGGTAGTTCCTCGTATATTCCGTTCATGAAATTGAATGCTGCCGCCCGCAGGGATATCATCGAAGATTTGTTGGATATCCGGGTATTCTCTGCTATGAATGTCGTAGCCAAGGATAAGGCTAGTCAGATTAAAAATGCTATATCGGAAACCATCGCTTCAATTGAGACTACTCTAGAGAAGTTACAGCTTCAGAAGAAGTACATCGAAGATAAAAAGAAGGACGTTAGCTCGCAGGTAGAATCAAAACAGAAAGAATGTTCTGATATTGAAGCAAATATCAACGAACACGTAACTGAGATTGGTGTCATCCAGAAGCACGTTGATATCTTAACTAATTCGATATCCGATTGTGATACAAAGAAGACCCAGTTATCCGAGTTGAATAAAATTCACACCAAGCTGATAACGAATAAAAGCAAGATCATAAAGGAAATAGAATTCTACACAGATAATACAATATGCCCTACTTGTACTCAGGACATACATGAAGAATTCAAGCGCGGCATTGTATGGAAAAAGACAGAAAAATCACAAGAACTATCGAGCGGGTTGACTGAGTTGGAGACTAGATTATCTTCGTTAACTGTTCGTTTATCCGAAATCAGCAAGGTTCAGGATAATATATCCAAACATAACGAAGAGATTTCTAGAATTAATGCTACTATTGCTCAGATGAGGAAGTATCAGAAAAAGACTCTGGGTGAGATAGAGGCACTACAGAATAAGAATGTTATCGAGGGTGACTTGGAGTCCACTGCCAAGGAACTGTATACCTCGTACCAGACAGCAAAACAAACCAAGACAGAATTGACGATAGAGCAGGAGTACGCAAACGCCGCGCTGGCCCTACTAAAGGATTCTGGCATCAAGGCGAAGATTGTTCAGCAATATCTACCTATTATCAATAAGCTGGTCAACAAATATCTGACGACCATGGGTCTGTTTGTCTCTTTCAATTTAGATGAAGAATTCAAGGAAACAATCAAGTCCAGACACCGAGATAACTTCTCATACAATAACTTTTCAGAAGGACAACGTATGAGAATTGACTTGGCCCTGTTGTTTACATTTAGAGCAGTTGCCAAGATAAAGAACAGTGTCCATACCAACTTGTTGATAATGGATGAGATTTTCGATTCGTCATTCGATCAAGAAGGCAAAGAAATTCTCATTACGATGATCGATGAGCTAAGTAAGGACACAAATATTATGGTGATTTCGCATACAACCGATCAATGGGCAGATAAATTCCACGCAGTGATGAAAGTGGACATGGAAAAAAACTTTACTACTATGGTGATAGAATGACACAGAAAATGTTGAAATTTGTTAATGGTATGATGGTAGAATACTACCTGTATGATCTCATTGATAAATATGATCCGATTTTGAAAACGAAGTGTACCGAATTCGATTTTGCTTATCCCCCTACTAATCCAGAAACTCTATCCATTTCCTTATTGCAGACGATGATTAAATATAAGGGGCTCGGGTTAGCCGCAAATCAAGTAGGATTAAAATATCGTGTGTTCGTGATGGGATCGGGCGATACTTGGTATTCCTGTTTCAACCCAGTAATTATCGGTATGTCCGGTGAGGAAGTAAAAGAAGAGGGTTGTCTGTCACACCCGGGGTTATTATTGCATATTAAACGAGCGAGCGTCGTTAATCTGAAATATTTCGATCACAAGGGCGTAGAGAAAACTGATACTTTCACTGGGCTAACTGCCAAGATTATACAGCATGAAATGATGCATCTGGATGGACTTTCGTTCACTGACATGGTACCGAAAGTCACGTTGCAGCGGGCACAGGGCAAGATTAAGCGCAACCTAAAGTTATAACGACCACTCCTTTATAATAAAAACGTATAAAACTAAACTCTAGTAGAATCAATGACTTAGCGTAAGTTGTTGTTTTTGCTGGAGTTTTACTATATACGAACCGATCCAGCGACTGTATAATGGACGCATACAGTAAGTAATCCGTTGGAGTAAGATGAAATGGCAAACCTCATCAAAGACCTCACCGACCGCATCGAAGGATACCGCGCTGACACCAAAACTCCTTGCAAAAACTACGCGACCGAAGCTGCTGCCGAAAGGGCTACCGCGAAGATGGCCCAGGCTGCTGCCAATTACTTCAGCAAAGACGGTAAAGGTACTACATCAGCCAACTACGTCGTATTCTACGTAAAGCCATGGGGTCGCTGGGTTGGTTGCATTGATATGTCAGAACTGGTTAATCGTCCCGACTCAACAGGCGGATACATGGGATATTGCACTGGGTTCTTTACTTATTAATCGAATCATATTATAATCTAATCACATCTAGTATAAAGGATGCTTGAGTTGAATATTCAATCACAAAAAGCAATTCTCGCTAAACTTCTCGCGACAGAAGACGTGTTCGTTGTTCATAGCGAAATTGCTGATACTGCATCATTTGACCTAGAATCCCGAGCGCTCACTCTACCGGTATGGAAAAATATTTCACCCGAGCTCTATGACCTTTTTGTTGGTCACGAAGTGGGCCATGCCCTATATACACCAAAAGAAGAATGGTTGGCTGCAATTAATTCGCTAGGTGAATCCTCCGGGGCATTCAAGAGCTTTTTGAATGTAATAGAAGATGCTCGAATCGAAAAGCTCATTAAACGTAAATTTCCGGGAATCCGCAAATCCTTCTTTTCTGGATATTCAGAACTGCTAGATAAAGACTTTTTTGGTATTAATGGGTACGACCAATCCAAATTGGATAGTATGTCGATTATCGATCGTATTAATGTGCATATGAAGACTGGCTCATTAACCAATATTAATTTCAAACCAAACGAAAAGGTATATGTCGAGCGAATCGAGAATCTACCCACATTCGATGAGACAATCGCCCTTGCTAAGGAATTGTATGAATATTCTAAGGAAGAGGCGAAGACTAACAGAGACCCGACCGATGTGTATATCGAAGAAATTGGTGCTAACACACAAGACAATTTCGACGCGCATTCGAAAGATCTAGTGTCTACTGATAAAAGAAAACACGTCTATTTGAATCTACCAAAAGCGGATTTATCTAAGATCATCGTCCCATATAAAACCGTTCAGGAGACATTCGATAAGAGCTCGGTGTTGTCATTCGGTGTTTTTTATGAGCCGACTATGAAATCTTTGTATGCTAGGATGGTTAGTCGTACCTCTCGGCACATTCAGGTTCTAGTAAAAAATTTCGAGATGTACAAGAATGCTAAGCAATATGCACGCGAACGCATTTCCAGGAGCGGCGATCTAGATACAAAACGGTTGCACTCTTATAAGATGGTCGATGATCTATTTAAGCGTATCACGACCACGGACAAGGGTAAATCCCATGGGCTCGTTCTCTATATGGATATGTCTGGTTCTATGCACAATTGTCTAGCAGAGACTGTAGAGCAATTGTTGATTCTTACTGGATTTTGTCAGAAGGTAGGTATTAATTTTGAGGTATATGGGTTCTGTAGTGCGCCCTCCCCGGACAATCTAAACCACGATTATTCTGCTTGTTTTGAGCACGATAAGTCTAGGTATTTTTCTTTTGCGAAACATCGGGTAACCGCTACATTCCATTTACGAGAATTGTTGAGTTCTAACATGTCGCCGAATGAATATAAAAGAGCGGCGTCTATGCTACTATTGGTATCCAACTACACCCGCTCCGCAGACGACGGCTATTTCGATATTATCCACATACTTTCATCGAACCCATCGGTACCTGGTAGAATGCAACCTAATCAGAATGGTTTTTTATTACATTCTACACCACTAAGTCTCACCGCCATGGCCTCGTTCGAAGTAGTGAAGCAATTCAAACAACGTTATAAAAATGACATTGTGAATGTGGTATATCTGACCGACGGTCGAGATGATATAATCGATATCATCGTGCCCTGTTCAGCCACATCCTATGCACAAGAGCTTATATTTAAAGATGGATGCCCAACTGGGTCAATCGTACATATAGTCCATCCACAAACCAAGGTTTGTAGGACACGCGAAACGAATCTAACAGAAACCTTGTTATCTCTCCTAGGTGAGGTCGAGGGCGTCAATCATGTCGGGTTTTTCTTATGTTCCGATAAAAGATCATTAGACACCATAACAAAACAAAGGGGATTATCTTCTAAATGTGTTGCTGAAGCGCGGTCGAGGGGATGGATTGAGTTGAACGAATGCGGGTTTAATTCTTATTATCTAATTAATTTGGGGTTTTCTACAACAGAAGATGTCATTGGAGAATCTGATACTACCGGTCAGATTTCTAAGAAATTTATGAGAGGTCTCCAGAATAATCGAGCCACTCGTACTATTCTGGCTAATTTTGCTAAACAGATTGCAATCTAGCCTATTATTTGTTATAATACTCCGGTAAATTGATATTAACCTAATATAGGAACTATATGATGAGACATTTTCGTGATGAACACACCCGTGATGAGTTTATCGAGAAAGCGAAGTCTACCCTGGGTAGTAGTGCGGAACGCGACACCATCGCCAAATTTGCCGCTGATAATGGATATGCACTTCCATATTTTATTTTCGACAACTCGCGTCGGGTTAGTCGCGGCACATATAGTCTCGAGTCGAATCCGACCACAACACATCCAGTCAAGAAAGAATCTGCCCCAGATACTACAGTACAAAATGTCGTCAGGATTGATGTTCGTAAAGTGGCTACTAACGTTACTGATTCTTTCGTGCCGGAGAAAGATCCTACCTACGAACCGTTCGGGTTCTATTCAGATTTGAAGAAAGTAATTAAATCTGGTCTGTTCTATCCTGTCTATATCACAGGGCTTTCTGGTAATGGTAAGACTCTGATGGTCGATCAAGTCTGTGCTGATCTCAAGCGCGAATTGGTTCGCGTAAATATCACCAAAGAAACCGACGAAACCGATCTGATTGGTTCGTATGAACTGGTCGATGGTAACACGGTGCGCCGCGAAGGCCCTGTAATCACAGCTATGCGTCGCGGTGCAATTCTGCTTCTGGATGAAACAGACTATGGCTCAGAACGTCTTTTGTGTCTACAGCCGATTCTCGAAGGCAAAGGTTATTTCGATAAGAAAACCGGTGAATTCATCCACCCAAAGACCGGGTTTAATGTAATTGCCACCGCTAACACCAAGGGCAAGGGATCGGACGATGGTCGTTTTATTGGTGCTAACGTATTGAACGAAGCCTTCTTGGAACGGTTTGCCATTACAGTCGAACAAGAATATCCCGCCGAAAAGGTAGAGCTAGCCATTCTTAAGAATAATTTCGACCGACTGGGCATCAAAGATGAGGAGTCTGCAATCAAGTTGGTAAAATGGGCGGCGGTAATCCGCAAATCATTCGACGAAGGCGCAGTAGACGAGATTATCTCTACGCGCCGACTCGTACACATTGTTCGTGCATATGATATATTCTCCAATCTGAAGCGGGCGATTGAACTGTGTCTGAATCGGTTCGATAAAGATACAAAGGCCGCTTTCTACGATCTCTATGAGAAGATGCAAGCTCCTGCACAAGAAGAACCTAAAGAACCTAAAGAGCAAGTATTCTTCTAAGTATTTCTGGTAGGTCCAGAAATGCCGGGTAGAATCCGCGACTACTCGGCACAATTAGCGGAACTTAATTATGAAAGGTGAAATTTATGGCAAAAACGTCAAAAGAAAAATTGTTTAAACTGCTTAGTTCTGGTAAGAGCTATACGACGCGTCAGCTGCAATCGTGGCTTGGTGTGGATCGAATTGCTGCCCGTATCCATGAGATGCGTCAGGCTGGTATGATGATTCAAACCGAAATCAAGACTAATAGCAAGGGCGAAAAGGTCTCGACGTATCGTTTCGGTAAACCGACCTCGTCTTCTCTGGGTATGCAAGCAGCCAAGAAAGCATAATATAAATTGCTTTCTTCGACATAACACATCATAATAATTATAAATTGGTAGCCCGCAACGGGCTACCTTTATTGTCTTCTCCACACAAAGCATGACATGCCGCAGTCATATACTTTTAGCCAACCGTTATTGTAACAATTTTTGTCGGCTGTTAGAGACGGATCATAGTTTTCTAGTTCGGTTGATAGCTTATGTTTCTGGAGCGCAATTCTGTTTTTTACTGCGCTTCCTCTGAAGTAGAAATAACCAGGTTTGGTGTCATGTGAGTGAACAAACCCAACTTTTTCGTATGATTTGCCATCAAATAGCCTTATATCAGAGAATGTTTGCATAGATTCTATTTGGTTGTTTGATATTGTATATTTGAATAGTTTAGAGAATCCACCAACGACCGTCGTGTTTAGTTTATGACAGAATCTAAGGAGTTCGTGTGTATATTGTTTATCGAACCTAGACTTACCGGCGCCGATTACAGACACCAATTCTCCGTCATGGAACAGGCCATATCTAATGGAGCAATTGACTGAACCTTGTATGTGGTTTTCTTCTAGGAAAGAACTTAGTTTTTTAGACGATATTGCTAAAACTGAACAGTTGCGCGCATATATACGTTTGGTTTTACCAACAATGCTCCTGACAATAGACTTTACTATTTCTTTTTTGTATAACCATTCATTGTTCCAGAATTGATATAAACGAATGCCCTTTTCTTTGCATAGATTGTGTTTTTGAATATGACGCTCTTTATCTTCAGCATGCCAATATAGTCCATTATATTCAAAAGCAATATTTAAATCCCTGATGTAGATGTCTAGTTCTTTTGGATTAATTATTCTTCTGTCGTTGGATTGTACGTGATATTCGAATAGAGACTGCACAAATTCATGGAATTGTTTTTGTTCTTTGCCATACTCAGACGGAAATTGATTTGGTTCTATGTTGTATTTTTGGAACCACAGCCAAACGGTTCTTGGAGTAGCGCCAAGTTCTTCTGCGATCTTCAATGTGCTCTTGGTTTTATTTTCTTCGATCAACCATTCCTTGGATCGTAGAGTTGGATACGTATGATCTTTAGATGCTTGCATTTTTTGTATAACACTGGGGGCCTGTGTGGTATGTTTAACGCCATAACGTTCTAGGCATGTCTGCATACTTTTGTCTTTATTGTTATAATATTCGTTGCCATGGCGATCTAATTTTGTTTGTTTGATCTTAGTGACAGATTCTTTTGTCGAAAAATAGTGTTCTACTCCATACTTTTCGAGATTGGTTTTCTTGACTTTTTCGTGTATAATAGTATAATCTCTATTAGTGGCAATTTTATTATTTCTCTCTGGGCAGACATACATACAATCCTTAGAGCAATATTTTGTATAACCAACCTTGAAGCTAGAAAATTTTGATGGTTTATTGCAAACCACACAAAGACTTGGTTCATATTGGTCGTGATATATACTGTACACTTTATGAGGAATTGTATCCCCATATGACTGCATAAGTTCAGTTAGTTCTTTAGACAGGTTTTTGTTGTACCACCAAGTCTCAATACATACTCTGTTATTGAGACCACCAGTAACGGTGAGTAGGTTATTTTCTATCCAATGTTTATCTATCATGATGATTTCCTATTTACTATTTGTTATAATTTGATTGGAGTAATGCTAATGAATTTAGAAATAAAAGTGGATGATCTTAGGAAGAATAAGTTAATGATTTGCACGCCGATGTATGGGGGCATGGCCCAAGGCATGTATATGAAGTCCTGTTTGGATCTTCAGTCTGTTTGTGCCCAGTATGGCGTTGAAACTCGATTCTCTTTCATTTTCAACGAATCATTGATCACACGAGCACGTAATTATTTAGTGGATGAGTTCCTTCGGTCTGAATTTTCTCATCTGTTGTTTATTGACTCTGATGTACATTTCGACCCGAAAGATGTCATTGCAATGTTGGCTCTGGATAAAGATGTAATCGGAGCTCCATATCCTAAGAAATCTATTCGCTGGGGTGCAGTAAAAGAGGCAGTAATTCGCAATCCAAACATCGATCCTGCAGAATTAGAAAAAGTTACCGGTGATTATGTGTTTAATGCTGTATCGGGTACTGGTCAATTTAACATTGGCGAACCCCTACAAGTATTGGAACTTGGTACTGGTTTTATGATGATTAAGCGAGAAGTATTCCCGAAATGGAAAGAACAATATCCTGAATTTAGCTATCGCCCGGATCATGTAGGACAAGCTAACTTCGGTGGAGACAGATATATCCATGCATACTTCGATACCGTGATCGACTCCAAACGAACCATTAATGTCGCGGGTGAGCAAAAAGAAGTCGGTGGGTCTGATCGATATTTATCAGAAGATTACCATTTCTGTCAATTCTGGCGCAACATGGGTGGTGAGATTTGGCTCTGTCCTTGGATGCAAACATATCATATCGGAACCTATGCGTTCCATGGTAACCTTGCTGCTGTCGCTGCAAATGTTGGTTCTCTGTGAAAGGAGAACCAACCATGCACATAGTAGGATTGACTGGTTTTATTGGTAGCGGTAAAGATACAGTTGGTGACTTTTTCGTGGAGTGTGGGTACGAGAAGGTCAGCTTCGCCGATAAACTGAAAGATGGGGTCGCCGTAATCTTCGGATGGGATCGAGAATTGGTCGAGGGTGACACCAAGGAATCTCGCGAGTGGCGAGAAATGAAAGATGCATATTGGTCCGACATGCTCGGGTATGAGGTTACGCCGAGGTCAATGCTACAAAGATTCGGTACCGATGCCTGTAGGAATGTAGTCGGGGTTAATATCTGGGTGGGTGCGTTAATTCGATCGTTGGATCCGACCAAGAAATATATCTGTACTGATGTTAGATTTCCTAATGAAATTGCTGCTATTCGATCAGTTGCCGGTAAGTTGATTCGGATCCGTCGTGGCAATGATCCAATCTGGTATAACCTAGCATATTCTGAAAATCAAATACCAAGCGTCAAATTAATGTCTAAATATCACCCAGAAGTGCATTATAGTGAGTGGGCCTGGGTAGGCACAGAGTTTGATTATGTAATCTCTAATGATTACGATATAGGCGTATTGGAAGATGATACGCTTAATATAATCAAACACATTGAAAAATCCAATTAACTGTAATATAATGTAACAACACAATCAGCATGGAGTAATTATGAACCTGAGCAAATCTACAGTAGAACTAATCAAGAACTTCGCGACGATCAACCAAGGCTTGGTTGTAAAGGAAGGAAAATCGCTGCGAACAATTTCAACCAACAAAGCAATTCTTGCCGAGGCTACTATTGAGGAAGAATTTGATCGCGAATTCGGTATTTACGATCTACCCAAATTCCTCGGTCTTCTGTCAATGGCAAAGGATACTCCGTCTATTGAACTCGGCGATGAGTTCGTAACAGTCAATCACCCACTGGGTAAAATCCGCCAACGTTATAGCCCGACTAATCTTATCCTTTCTCCGCCTAATAAGAGCATCAACGTATCTGATTACGCAGTGGAGCTCGACCTTCCTGCCGAGAAGCTGGAGTGGATCTTCAACGTAGCAAGCATCCTGAAGGCACCTAATATCGTTATTCGCGGCGACGAAAACGGCATCGAAATTGCTGCTATGGATGTGAAAGGCGAGATCGTAGACGACGCGTCTACTACAGTGGATGGTAAGGCTACAACTTCGTTCCAAGCTGTGATTAAAGTGGAGAACTTGAAGTTGATCCCGGGCGATTATCAAGTAAAACTGTCTGACAAGATGGTATCTAAATTCTGTAGTGTTTCGCGTGAATTGCACTACTTCGTTGCCATTGAGAAAGATTCTTCTAAATTCCACTAAAAGAGGTTGACTATATTATGTTGCATACTCTCACCCAAGAACAACGTCGTGCCCTGAAGGGTCGCTTCGAAGAACTCAGCAATTCCATGACTCGCGTAGAATCCGAACGCGATTTGATGAAAGATATCTACAATGGAATTAAAGAGGAGTTCGAAATTCAACCAAAACTGTCTCGCAAACTGGCGAAAACTTATCATAAACGCGACATTCACGAAGTGACGGCAGAAGCCGATGAATTGGAAGAGATCTATACTGAACTGTTTCCGACTGCATAAGGAAAGTTTATATTATGAATGATATTGTAGATCAAATCTTGTGGGTGGAGAGATATCGCCCACATAAGATTTCTGATTGTATCCTCCCAGAAGATTTGAAGGATACTTTCCAGAAATATGTGGATAAGAAAGAAGTACCTAACATGATTTTGTGTGGTGGACCTGGTGTCGGAAAAACGACAATTGCTCGCGCCATGTGCGACGAAATTGGGTTGGATTATATTGTCATTAACGGTTCAGATGAATCTGGTATTGATACGCTCAGAACAAAGGTAAAAGGATTTGCCTCTTCTGTTTCTCTATACGGCGGTCGCAAAGTTATTGTGATTGACGAGGCAGATTATTTGACACATGCTGCACAAGCTGGTTTTCGTGGCGTAATCGAGGAATTTTCTTCCAATTGTTCTTTTATCTTCACGTGCAACTATAAGAATCGTATTATCGAACCACTCCATTCTCGTTGTGCTGTGATTGACTTCAAGATCAAATCGGCAGATAAGGCAAAGATGGCTTCTGGTTTTATGAAGCGAGTCCAGTATATTCTGGAGCAAGAGAAGGTTGAGTATGATCCAAAGGTTATTGCCGCTCTGATTACAAAATTCTTCCCAGACAATCGTCGCATTCTAAACGAACTGCAACGTTATTCGATTCGCGGTAAGATCGACACCGGCATCCTCGCTGCTCAGTCAGACATGAAGTTTTCTGATCTGGTTGCAGCTATGAAAGCCAAGAGTTTTGGTGAAGCGCGTAAATGGGTAACCGCCAACTATGATAATGATGCTGGTGTAATTTTCCGTCAGATTTATGATAGTCTCTATGATATCATGAAGCCCAATAGTATTCCTATTGCTGTTGTTATTATCGGAAAGTATCAATATCAGGCTGCGTTTGCTGCCGATGGCGAAATCAATCTAATGGCTGCTATCACGGAACTGTTGTGTGAGTGTGAATTCGTATGACGGATCTCTTCAAAGACATTATCCCGAGTATTATGCAGACGAAGAAACATGTCTTGGTGGATGAGTTGTCCACCAAGACATACAACTCGTTCATGGTTAATAAAAGTCTCTCTTTTCATCCAGATTGCGTCCTACAAGCGAATGAAATGAACATCAATTGGCAGTTAGATAATAAACTCCAATATGATTATCTACTCAATAACATTCGTCCGAAGAAAAGACCTTTCGTGAAATGGGGGAAGAAAACCGAAGATTCTGATGTTGATAGCATTTGTCTGTATTTTGGGTATTCTAAACGAGCAGCGAGGGAATTGATTCAGGCAGAAGTTCTTTCTAAATCACAATTGGAGTTTATTCGTAAACAGACGACCATTGACTAAATATCGTTACGAATAATAATTAGAGGTGGGGGAATTCGTAATGTTAGAAAATGAGTTGTTGGAGATTGTCTTGCGTTCACCCGACGATTTCTTAAAAGTTGCCGAGACACTTACTCGGATAGGAGTTTCGTCTAGACCACAGGATGACAGTGAATTACCGGCATTATACCAATCGTGCCATATTCTACACAAAAGACAAAAGTATTATCTGGTACATTTTAAGACGATGTTTAGGTTAGATGGCAAGCCTTCTAGTCTTTCTGAGTCCGACCTAGCGCGTAGGAATACAATTGCTAATTTGCTGGAGGAATGGGGACTGGTAGGATTGGTTGAGAGAGTAGGAGATAATCTCGCGCCTATTTCCCAAATCAAAATTATCCCATTCAGAGACAAGGATAAATATAAGTTGGTTTCCAAATATAGTATCGGAAAACGTAAATAGAATATTTCTGGCGCGGATTATTCTGGTCAGATTATACAGCTGGGAGTCTGTATAAACCTCCTATAGTAGACGCCTTCGGGGTCAAATAACTCGCTTTAATTAAAGGAGCATATCTATATGTTTACATCTAATAGTCTTAATACATTCCATGATGCTGTTATGAAAAATCTTTCTCCAGAAAGATTCGAGTATAATGGGTTCCCGTCATATAACATAGTGAGCCTCGATGAGAATTCATATTCTATTGAGCTTGCGGTTGCTGGGTATACCAAAGACGACATTACTATTCAACTCCTGGAAGGTAATAAACTCAGTATAGAGGGGGCCAAGGTAGATCGTCTCGGGGATAAACGCGAATATCTTCACCACGGGCTTACTAATAAGAAGTTCAACCGGACTTTCAATTTGAACCAAAACATTGTAGTCGAATCCAGTTCGCTTGTTGATGGTATTCTTGAGATTAAATTAAAATATGTTGCACCAGAAAGCAAAAAGGCGAGGACGATTAAAATCAATGGATAAATTTGACTTGCTATATTATGACATCGCAGAGAGGGTCGCCACCCTCTCTCACGCCAACCGGCTCAAGGTCGGTTCGGTTATCGTAAAAGATAACCGAATCTTATCTTATGGGTACAATGGATCACCAAGAGGCTTTGATAATGCATGCGAGCACGAAGTAAATGGGGAGATGGTAACCAAGCCGGAAGTCATTCACTCTGAGATGAATGCTCTAATGAAAGTTGCCGCTTCCCACGATAATACTCGAGGGGCTTCTATGTATATCACTCACTCTCCTTGTGTAGAATGTGCCAAAGCCATCCTACAGTCTGGTATAAAGGAAGTTAATTATATAACTCATTATCGCTCTACCCACGTGGTCGCTTTGTTACTAGCTGGTGGCGTATCTGTCAATAGTAAAGATGGTACTGTTCTTTCGACCCAATATAACTAAACTGTATAAGAATGAACTCTAATAGAATCAAGCACTTAGCGTAAGTTGTTGATTTTGTTGGAGGTTTAATACTATACTTCTGGCCCTAATAGCAATATAATGGTGGTATAGAGTAAGTAATCCAACAAGGACAACTGCTATGAAACTGGTTGAAGTCACGAAGGAAAATATCTGGCAAGTGAGTCAAGACCAGGCATTTGAGTGGGTTAAAACTGGCGAATGGGACTTGAAAATATTCGAAGCCTGGGTTGATACTATCAAAGAGGATCAGTACCAGTGTGGTTATGACAGCGGCTTTAATTCTGGATACTACCAGGCCAGCGAAGCCATCGCCGCCCGATGTCTCATAAGTGAGGGAATATAAAATGTCCACTAAACCAATCAATACCAATATTGTCGAAGATTTGATTCGTCTCAGAGATGAACTTGGTGCTCGCGCATTCACAATGGGCGGTAGGGTTCAAAACGATAACCTCGCAGAAGTTGTATATAAGATAAATTCTTGTTTATATAAGGGATATCCGAAGAGAGTCGAGCGATGAGTAACAAGCTCGAGATAGTTGTATCTGGGTATGAGTCAGAGCTGGAAGAATTCAAGAATTCTGGCGATTTGTATAATAATTTATATGATGTTCTCTATGAGCATTATTTAAATAATGGCGAGATGCCATATAGCATCGCCAAGGCACGCACTGGTGACCCATATACCTGGGTATGTGAGAAACTCGAACGGGATATAAGATGAGAGCTAAAATTCACCGTCCTATTCCTGAGCTCGGTGATAACTGGTATGGAGACTGCCCGGTTAGGGTCGTTACTGTGGATAGGATTATCGGTGAATGGGCTGATATATTTGTTAGTGGAATTTGTATAGAAGTTCCGCGATCTTGTCTATTTGATATTGAGTATGAAAATGAAAACGATGCTTGAATTTATTGTATATGCTGTTATAATTATTGCAATTGGCGGGGCAATTTCCGCCGTGGTTGATTATAAAACGAAATATGCAACATACGAGAGTCTAAAATGAAAATAGCATATTGTTCTGATATCCATCTAGAATTTGGCGATATTGAACTATTCAATGATGAACAAGCGGATGTATTGATCCTCGCTGGCGATATCTGCGTCGCCAAAGACTTGCTGGAATTTATTCCAGATAGTGGTCGAATTCAAACTTGCAGAATGACCACTAAAAGTAACCTAATTCATATGTTCTTCCAGCGATGTGCTACAAGGTTTCCGCATGTACTTTATGTCGTCGGAAACCACGAACACTATCATGGCGACCTGTCGACTACAGTTTATCATCTGAAAGAACATTTGAGCTACCTTGAAAATCTGCATATCCTGGATAAAGAGTGTATTAAGTTTAATGATATTACATTTATTGGTTCTACTCTTTGGACAGATATGAACAAAGAAGATCCCGTTACTCTACATGCTATTAAAGATATGATGGCTGATTTCCGAGTCATTCGAAATAAAAACAAGCTGGCTGTTGATTTGGTTAATCGAGATAATTTGACTGCCCCATTGCTGAAGCCTATTGATACGGTAGAAGAACATCGCAGAAGCCTGGATTACATTCGTCAGATTGTTGCTGAACGACACAATGAAAAATTTGTGGTAGTCGGGCACCATTCGCCAAGTTTTATGAGTGTTGCCAAGAAATACTATGATTCTGGGCTTATGAATGGCGCATATCATTCCGATTTGTCTGAGTTTATCCTAGATAGACCACAAATTAAACTCTGGATTATGGGACACACGCACGAACCGTTTGACTATATGATTGGAGATACTAGAATTCTTTGTAATCCTCGTGGATATTGTGGCCATGAGATGCGAGCCGTGGAATTTGAATTGAAATACATTGAGGTATAACCATGCCAATATATGAAGTTATTACCGTCGAGATGATTAAGAACGTATATTTAATCGAAGCTAAGGAAGAAGGTCACGCGAAGGATGTTGTGACAATGAAGGAGGCTCTACTCTCTGATGGAGTAGAATATTTGGATGAAGTTATTATTTCTGTTAGTGAAACTAACGAGTTCGCTGGCGATTTGGTGTATAGGATTGAATATGAAAAAGAATAATTCATTCGAAAAAGATTTAGTTATATATCAAAAAGCCAAACGCATTATCGATAGCATAAAAACCCCAGCGCAGCGTCGTATAGCCGACATTTGGTTTTCCCGAGCATATAATACAGTCAATGACTACGTTATTAAAGTTGAAATAGATTTAATGCAAACGAGCATGTGGAGATTGTTGCTGTGAATATAAAACCGATGATAACCGTAATTACAGGAACGGTTGGGCATCCTATGCTCACCCGGAATATTGAGAGTGTATATGATCAGGTCGGTGATTATAACATTCAACATCTAATTTTTATCGATGGACCCGAACGAACTAAGGCTACTCAGAGAGCCATTGATATGGCTCTAATCCAAGATAGCCCGACCTATCGTCAAGATATCATTCAACTCCCATATTCGGTCGGCAAAGATCGCTGGAATGGTCATAGGATGATGGCTGCTGGTTGCTATTTGGCAGACGGCGATTATATTGTATTTTTGGATGACGATAATACTCTATTGAATTGTCATTTCCAGTCATGTATAGAAACCCTAGAACGAACTGGTGCTGATTGGACATATTCATTCAGGAATATAGTCGATTCAGAAGAAAATTGGCTGTGTCAAGATAACTGCGAGTCTCTTGGAATTTGGCCATCTGTGTTATCCGCACCAAATAACAATGATCATTTTGTCGACGTCAATTGTTATTTCTTGAAACGAAATGTTGCTGTATCTACATCACCGTGTTGGTTCCGAAAATTCCGAGAACCGGGTCAGGCAGAAGTGGATCGAGTCTTGTGCCAAACTTTGTTACATCATTTTCCGAAGGTTGCACCGACACAATTATATACAGTAAACTACATGGTAGGAAATACACCAAATTCAGTACAGGCAGAATTTTTTACTGCTGGTAATGAAGAGATGTTACGTCGTTATAATAATAAATTACCGTGGAAACTGTATTGAGGGTGTGTTTTGGAAAAGACTCTAGTATGTATTATTGGTCAGGCGCGTGAAGACAAGTATGTCTGGGATAATTGGAAGCAATATCTTCTTGGTCCATTAAACGCAGACCTTGCCGTCTGTATCTCAGACGCAGGTATAGATTTATCCAACAACCTGTTTATAGAAAATTCGACATATCAATGGATAGTGAATGAACCAACGGATTGGATTGCTGCGTTTGATGACGAGTCTCGTCGACATTATAACAATGATTCATGGAAGGATCTTCTATCAGTACCAGATAATTGGATTTCTCCGCTCAATGGTTCCCGCGGCGCTGGCGGCATTCTAATCTTTTTTAGGTGGTTGCTTCTCGAGAATCTGGAACTGTCGAATATATTTGATGAGTATGATAGAGTAATTGTTACTAGATCAGACTACATGTTCACTTGCCCACATCCGCCGATGGAACTACTAGACAAGAAATATGTTTGGGTCCCTAATGGTGAACACTATGGCGGTATTACCGATCGCTACGCTGTTCTATCCAAAGAGAACTATAGGGGATATTTGAATATCTTCAAACGTATGTGCTGCGACACACAGGATATGTTAAACTTCTGGTCTACGGTGCCATGCCATCAAAACCTAGAACAAGCGGTAAGGTATACGGTTTTATCTGAATTGGGTGAAGATTCTGTTCGAGAGTTTCCATTTATCATGTACTCGATTAGAACAGAAGGGACAGAGACAAGATGGGCACCCGGTTATTGGAATGATGAATTACAATGCTATATCAAATATCCAACCGAACATGCTTTAGCAAAACAAATGGAGACTATATACAAAACTACAGAAGATTGGTATAATATTAAATTTTGAGGTTGTTATGGAAAAAATTCTTGATTTAGGCATGCATCCTTATGCGGATTCGTTCATTGCAGAGGACCAATTACATCTCCCCGAACCAGTATATCCGCTAGAATTATATTTAGATAAATCGACCGGACTCATTAAAAATGGCATTATTAATAGTGCCAATGATAGATATAATCAATACAAATATAGCTATACTTCTAGCAATTCTAAAACATCCAGGGATCACTGGGATTCTTATGCCTCTTATGTGAAAGAAAAATATCCAGAAGCGATGTTCGTCGTCGAGGTCGGTAGTAATGATGGATATTTGATTGGACAATTTGAGAATCGACTTGGCATTGATATATCGAAGGAAATGGTAAATATTGCCAATAAAAACGCCATTCCGACTGTACTTTTGGATTTTACGTTTGACAATGTAAAACGGACCTTTTGTGAGCAGAAGGTTGACATTATTATCGCCAACAATGTTCTCAACCATGCTAATGATCCGTTCGATTTTGTTGCCGGTGTTTCCGCTCTTCTATCAGACAACGGGACATTTATATTCGAAGTTCCTTGTTGGGGCGAAATGATACGGACCTGTAATATTGACATGGTGTATCACGAACATACCTATTATTACACGCTCACCAGCATCAACAATTTACTACAAACTGCTGGTCTTGTTATCACCGATTATTCGATTGTTAATTATCATGGTAAGAGTTTCAGGGTAGAATGTAAAAAATATCACGAAGGTATAGAACCGGCATTTAATTTGACTCTAGATTTAATGGTGGAAGATATTAGTGGGTTGTTTGATGTTAATCATTATAAGCAAGTTCAAGAAACTATTACTAGACGACGCAATGAGTGGCTAATTAAATTCTATTCTATCTTGATGTTGGATCCAGATGCCGTTATAATTGGAGTTGGTGCAGCAGCAAAAGCAAATACCTGGTTAAACTGGCATAGATTGGATAAGACATTAATCAACTGCATTACCGATTCATCCGAATATAAATTAGGAAAATATACGCCGCTTTCCAGGATTCCCATCGTATCAGATGAGGAATTTGCCAAGCACGAATCTCCGTATGCTTTGATAATGAGCTGGAATATCGGAGAAGAACTGAAGAAGAAGATTTTAGAAATTAACCCAAATACGAGGTTTATTACACAATGAAGAAATACAACATTAAAACGGATAGCGTAGAAGGACTCGGGTCTTTCGTAGATACTCGCGGATCTATCTACGACATTTTCTCCAAAATGCCTATGGACCACGCATGTCTAATCACCTCAAATCCCAACGAAGTCCGCGGCAACCACTATCATAAAGAAACCGTCCAATATACATTCATTATTAGTGGTAAGATGGAATATCGAACCGCCGATATCGGAGACGTTCCTGGTGCATATCATTCAGTTGAGTGTCATCCGGGCGATTTTATTATTAGTGACCCGAACGAAATTCATGCGATGAAAGCTGGGTTCGATGGGTGTACTTTTATCGCCTTCGCTGCTGGCACTCGAGGTGGAGTGGATTACGAAAAGGACACATATCGCATCAATCGTTCATTATTCGACCCCACACCAATCCCGGTTGCCATTGTGTTTGGTGCGAATGGATATTTAGGTAAAGGAGTTGCTGATGAATTAGAGAAGACGCATAGGGTCATTCGAGATACATTTCACTATCAAACATCACCGCTGGATTCTTGGCAATTAGTCTCAAACACGATTGATCACTACAAGCCATCATTGATCGTAAACTGTACTGGTATTTTCCTTAATAATGATTATGGGCGTTATACAGACACATTCGATGCAAACTATGGTACCAATTGGGCGATTGTTAATCACTTCATTGATTATAAAAATTCTGCTTGTAAGATTATTATGGTAGGTTCTAGTTGCTATAATCAACCACGCCGCGATTATATGAATTATGCTGCCAGTAAAGCCGCCCTCAATAGTCTATGGGAAAGTGCATCGGAATATTTTGATGGTACCGATGTTAGTTTTAGTATTATTAATCCACCGAAAATTAAATATAGTCCAATGGGGTCGGCTGGTGGTTCGATGGGGCGGATTGACTTAGGAGAACTTGTAAGATTTATTATGGGTCTGTCTATTAGAAAGCAACAAGAACGTCTGGATTATTGAGGAGAACATATGAAAATTGGTGTAATTGGTAAGGGCGTAGTCGGTAGTGCGGTATACGACGGACTTCGACACATTGGTCATGACGTGTCGTTCTTCGATACGAAATATCCAGAAACCAGCATTAAAGATGTGCTAGATACAGAATGTGTATTCGTGTCCGTTCCGACGGATATGAATCCGGATGGTAGTTGTGATACTACCATCGTAGAGCAGGTCGCTTCTCTGTTGTATATTGAACGATACGCTGGATTAATTGCAATTAAGAGTACGGTAGCTCCGGGTACTTGTGATGGGCTTCAGAAGTTCTACCCGAGTATGCGGTTTTGTTCTGTGCCCGAATTTCTTCGTGCAAAAACGGCATTAGCAGATTTCATTTATAATCACGATGTGTTGGTAGTTGGTAGTCGCAGAGAAGAAGATTACGAGTTGATCAAAAAAATTCATGGTAATATTCCGAAAGATTATTCGTTCATTTCGCCGACAGAGGCTGAATTGGTAAAATATTTCAACAACGTGAATCATAGTGTACAAATTGTATTCGCGAATCTATTTTATGATATCTCCAAGAAGCTTGATAGCAATTATGATAATGTATATAATACTATCTCCAAGCGTACTTGTTTTAACCCAGCATACCTCACTTGTAATGAAAACATGCGTGGATTTGGTGGTCACTGCCTACCAAAGGATACAGAGGCCGTTGCTGCTCTAATTAATGCCCTCGGGTTAAACTATACATTCATCGACTCTATTTTATCTGATAATGAGGCATTGACGTGAAAAAAATTCTAGTGACTGGCGCTAGTGGATTAATTGGCACCGAATTATGTAAACAACTATATGCCGCCGGTAATATCGTGTATGCGGTAGATAATTTTTCTAGATCCAATATAATCCCAGACTGTAGCACATTTGTGGAAATCGACCTTAGTCGAAAAGATGCATTGTGGGAACTGGATACAGATTTTGATGAAATCTACCATTATAGTGCAATCAATGGCACCACCAATTTCTACGAATTTCCGAATAAGGTACTATCAAATAATTTCATTTCAGACGTAAATGTATTTGAATTTGCTGCTACTTGTAAGGATCTACGTAAACTTGTGTATGCTTCTAGCAGTGAGGTTATGGCAGATTCGGACGATACAACATTGGTGCGCGGCGTGGCTAAAGATGGGTTGCATTCTGATATTTTTATTAATGATATTCACAATCCACGGTGGAGCTATCGTCTAGCCAAAATTGCTTCAGAAAACTATCTGGCTAATAGCAAACTTCCTTGGCTGATCGTTCGATACTTCAATGTATATGGATCAAACAGCAAACCTGGTCATTTTATCGGCGATCAGATTCAGAAGATGAAACGAGGCGAATTCTCCGTTATCGGCGGCGACGAAACTCGTTCTTTCTGTCACGTATCGGATGCGGTAGATGCTACCATTTTCCTCGCCAATGCTCTGGAATCCAATGAACTGATTAATGTGGGTAATGATCGAGAGATCTATATCAACTATGCAGTCGATGTTATTGCGAAAGAGATGGGGTATGCTGACAAGACGTTTAAACACATTGACGGCAGGGCCGGTTCTGTTAAATCTCGGCGACCAGATTTAGCCAAACTGTATAATTATATACCCAATTACAATCCCATTCGGTTCGAAGACGCAATTCGTGATATTGTAAAGGAATTAAAATGAATCCATGCATTGTTAGTTTCTATATGAGTAATATCCACCCACTCACCGTTGACTATCAGCGGCGAGTGGTCGATAAGTTCAATGTATCCAAAGTACCGCACTATCAAATCCAGACTCAAATGCGACATGGTACGTCAATGGATATGTTCTGGTGTGCCAATGGAGTGGAGATAGAGAACGGAATCAAACCAGAAGGGTTCAACATAGATCACGATGTCGTGATGTTCCTGGATATCGATTGTGTTCCTCTAAAGGAGATGTCTATTGATTTCTATCTGAAAGAAGCGGATGCTGGGAGATTGATCGGTAGTGTGCAGCGATCTAATCACATCGAGAACGATCAACACCTATTCGCCGCCCCGTCCTGTCTTGCTATTCGACGCGATGTGTTTCAGAATATGGGCGCTCCGACTGCATCAGAGACATTTCGTTCCGACGTCGCCGAGGAATATACCTTCTTCGCCGAGGAAAATAGAGTTCCTGTCGAGCTAATCATGCCGCTGAAATTCGACGAGGCCCCGTCAGAATGTCCTAGTTGGGCATTGAAGGACGGGATGCAACATTATGGCAGAGGAACCACGTTCGGAGATCATTTGTTCTGGCATTCTTTCCAGATTTTCCATCCAGGACAACAAGAGAAATTCCACGCTAAATGTAAACAACTTCTAGGAGAATGATATGGTTAATAGAATTAGGACCCTCAGTTCTACCGAGCGAACTGTGCTGTTTTCGCGCATCGCAAACATTGCTGTTTCTGTCACCATGCTCGCCATGTTGATCTATATCGCAGTAAACATTCCGAAATGAATTGTCTGTCAGACCTAAAAGAATTGTTCGTAGCCAACGGTTATAAAATAAAAAGATTCGTTGGCTACGAACTTCTAGTTGGAAAAGATATTTACGGAATGTATGATGGTGAGTTCTTCAAGAACTACGAAAAAGTAAACGAAAAGGAGCTAATCGCCTCCATAAAGAATAAAAATAAGAAAAAGAAATAATCATTTACTTTTGTTCCGAATTGCGCTATACTATTTCGATGTAATAATCAGGAGCAAAGATGTTCTATACAAACGCAACGTTAGTAGGAAATAATATTCTGCTGCGCCAGGTAAAAAATGGCAAGCGAATGAATTCTAAAATACCATATTCCCCTAAACTCTATACCAAATCCAATAATAAGACTGGCTGGAAAACTATCCACGAAGAATATTTGGAAGAGTTACCATTCTCTGATATATACGAAGCAAAAGACTTCTGTAAGAAATATGCCGACATTCCGAACTTCGAAATCTTCGGAATGACCAACTATACCTATGCCTTTATCTCTGATAACTATAAGGGCAAGATCAATTGGAATATGTCAGATATTTGTGTGGCATATACAGATATTGAAGTCGATTCTTCCAACGGATTTCCAAATCCGGACACAGCTGATTCGGAAATAACTGCCATTACAATGATCGTTGGAGACAGGACTCTCGCGTTCGGACTTCCCAATTATAAAAAACACAAGGAAAATGTCGAATACTTCAAGTGTACTAACGAAGTTGCCTTGCTAGAATCATTTATTTCTTATTGGACTCTATTCTATCCAGACATTGTTACTGGGTGGAATTCCAAGCAGTTCGATATTCCCTATCTTGTCAATCGTATCCGTCGTCTGTTGGGCGATGAAGCAGTAAACAAACTGTCTCCGTGGGGCAAGGTTTCTCAGTATAAGACGGAGTTTCGCGGAAAAGAATCAATCAGTTACGATATCCTCGGAGTAATGCACCTAGATTATTACGAACTATATCGTAAGTTCTCGCCGGCACAGAATCAAGAAAACTTCAAACTGGACACAATCGCGGGCGTAGAGCTCGGCGACAGTAAGGTAGATTATGCTGCCCTTGGATATAAAGATCTCACCGATCTATATGAACGCAATCCACAACTATACATCGAATATAACATCAAAGATACAGAGATCGTCGTTCGGCTCGAAGAGAAGCTGAAGCTAATTGAATTGGCTCTTACTATTGCATACGATGCCAAGATCAATTATGAAGATGTATTCTCCCCCGTAAAGACCTGGGACGTTATCATCTACAACTATCTTAAGGAAAACGGCTATATTATTCCGCCGAACAATAAGCGGGCCAACAAACAAGCATATGATGGCGCGTATGTGAAGGATCCTGTTCCTGGGTTCTATAAATGGATATCGTCGTTCGACTACGAGTCTCTTTATCCAAAGCTGATCATGATGTATAACATATCACCCGAGACATTAATCGAGCCATATGATTACACAGAACAGATGTATGAAATTGTTTCGGGTCAGACAATTAACGTTGACGCAATCGTAAAGAAAACAGTAGATACATCCAAACTAAAAGAATTGGGCGTGACTCTAACTCCCAATGGACAACTGTTCAATATTCAGAAAGATGGATTTCTTCCTGTACTAATGAAGCGCATGTTCAATGATAGAAAGATGTATAAGAATAAAATGTTGGAATGCGAAAGGGAATTGCAGGAAGTTAAGAAAGAGATGACAAAGAGGGGGTTGTAGTCCCCCCCCCTCATACCCACGTGTGATCTTCGTTATATTCGTAATCGGAAATTGGTATGGCGACTACTCCCAATTCTATTAGTTGTTTGGCGGCTTTTGTCTTTTTATCGTCGACACGTTTAACAGAAGATAGAGTTGCTTTGGTGGTTTCTATACCAAGATTGCGCATGTGTTCTGCAAATCTAGAAATATTAGATGAATGAGGTAAAACATAAACGCTGTTTTTATCCCGTTTGTCGATTACAATAGGTGTATAATTTAATTCCTAGCGAGGTGATACAATTGAGTATAGAAAGTTTAACAAACGAAGAACTAATCATTCGTCATAAAGAACTCAGTAATGACGTAAGTAAATATAATAATCTCCAAATGGCAACAAAAATCCTTTAATGATGGAGGCGCTTATTCGTGAGGATAGGTGGAAAACTCTGTGAATTCGGTGAAACTCCAGAACGGACGATACCGAGCCAAGCCCATTATATGGGAAGGTGTAACGACTATTCCTACGGGAAGTACAGCCAAGTGGCTGGAAGCGCAGAGCAACTGATTCAGTTGATGAGATAGTCTAATCTGTATAGGAATATACAGCAATCTATGGATAGATTTTGGTATGGTATTAACGACACCATATGAATATTAAATGCTTAATAGTCTCTATGGAGGATTAGCGAACGAATGGTTCCGCTTTTTCGACGTTCGTATGGCAGAGGGCATTACATCGGCTGGTCAGGTGGCAACCAAGAATATGGAACGCTGGTTGAATGTTTATTTAAATTCCATCACGAAAACTAACAAAGACATAGCCGTTTATGCGGATACTGACAGTCTCTATATTTCACTCGAAGACATAGTCAATGCCGTGTTTAAAGATGCGCCCGATACAAAGAAAGTTATTAAATTTATGGACAAAGTTTGCTCCGATAGAATTACACCAGAGATTAATCGTATCTGCGAAGAACTAAAAGAGTACGTCAACGCCAAGGAAAATTCTATGGTAATGAAGCGCGAGGCGTTGATTGATTCTGCAATTTGGGTGGCCAAGAAGAGATATATCCTCAGTATCCATAATAACGAGGGAGTCGAATACGCAGAGCCTAAAGTCAAGGTTACTGGGTTGGAGTCTGTTCGATCTTCTACTCCTATGATTTGTCGCAATAAAATTAAAGAAACGTATACAATTATGCTCTCGGGCGATGAAATGGAGACTCGAAAATACATCGCTGCATTCAAAGATGAGTTTACTTCTGCACCATTAGCCGATGTATCATTCCCGCGTGGTGTAAATGGTATGGTTGATTACAAAGATAAGTCTAAACAAAACACAACAATGGGCACTCCCGATATACAGAGTGAAATTAGACGATCTCCTTATATCAAAGGTACTCCGATCCACACCAAAGGCGCCCTAATATATAATCACCTACTCGACACCCTCAAGTTAACCAAGAAATATCCTAAGATTACTGACGGCGATAAGATTAAGTTTGTCTATTTGAAAATGCCTAATATTATCAATAGCGAAGTGATTGCGTTTCAAGATGCATTGCCTAGAGAGTTCAAGCTAGATGATAAAGTGGACTATGCCAAGCAATATGAAAAGACCTATCTAGAGCCTATTAAGAATGTATTGAATGTATTGGGCTGGAAAGCGGAAGAAGAAAGTTCACTAGAAGATTTATTTGGTTGAGGGCTATAGCATGAACAAAGAAGTAACAATCCCGAACTATACATATTTCGGTGCCAAGATGGTTTGTCTGGAATTGCATAAATTTACAGAAAACGACGATGTGTCCTACAATGTAGTGATGACTACCATCCTGGATGATGAAACCGAAGAGGAAAAGATGGTGTCGACGATTACTAATTTCTGGCACGAAGATCCAAAGACAGCCGCTATTGATGCTGCTGTATTATTATTCCCGATGTTCGATTTATCTAGTCTCGTAGCGGTGATTGACGGGGCGACCGGAAATATCGTAGAGGAATTAAATCTGGATAATATCGTAGAAGAGTATAAACTAGCTAATGGAATTGCAGAAGAATCTGTGGTTTTACACTAAGAGGAAATAATATGAGTATTTTAGAAAAAATTAAAAAGAATAGCACAATCAAGGATACTGCTATTCTGTCTAAGTCCAAATTTTTTACTGATAAAGATATGGTCGCGACCGAAATCCCAGCAATTAATATCGCTCTTTCTGGCAGGATTGACGGTGGGTTGACCCCGGGTCTTACTGTCTGGGCGGGACCTTCGAAACATTTTAAGACTTGTTTTTCTCTTTTAATGGCCAAGGCATATTTGGATAAGTATCCAGAAGCTGCCCTGCTGTTTTATGATTCCGAATTCGGTACTCCACAATCGTATTTTGATACATTCGGTATCGATACTTCGCGTGTGTTGCATACACCATTAAAGAACGTAGAAGAATTAAAATTCGATATTGTCAAGCAACTAGAGGCGGTTGATCGCGACGATAAATTAATTATCATTATTGATTCTGTTGGTAACCTAGCATCGAAGAAAGAAGTAGATGATGCGATGGACGGTAAATCTGTAGCTGATATGTCAAGAGCAAAACAACTGAAGTCTCTGTTCAGAATGGTAACACCATATCTTGTAATGAAGGACATTCCTATGGTAGCGGTGAACCATACCTATAAGGAGATTTCTTTGTATCCAAAAGAAATACTTGGTGGCGGTACCGGAATTTACTATTCAGCAGACAACATCTTTATTCTAGGCAGACAGCAAGAAAAAGATGGTACAGATACAATCGGGTATAACTTCATTATTAATGTCGAGAAATCTAGATATGTTCGCGAAAAGTCGAAGATCCCGGTGACTGTTTCCTTCGATAGCGGACTGAGTAAGTGGTCTGGTCTACTTGATATTGCGATGGAAGGTGGGTTTGTAGTCAAGCCATCTAATGGTTGGTACTCTAAAGTAGATGTTTCGACCGGTGCAGTGGAGGAAAAGAAATATCGGAATAAAGATACCAATTGCGCCGAATTCTGGGATTCCATTCTAGAATCAACCGAATTTGCCGAATACGTCAAAAAACAATATGCGCTGTCTAGTGGTCAATTAATGCAACAAGAAGAGCCTGATATCGATTTAGATGATGAGCGAGGAATTAGATGATGAATAAAATAATGCAAAGAATGATTGATTGGGTAGCTCGCGTAAAGCGGGCCCGTCAATACAAGGTCAACGAATATTTCAACTATGTGCTAGATGCCGAGATTTCAGAGACAGAAGTTCTCCCGCTTGTTATTATCAAGGGCAAGTATAAGGGCGTAATCTATGTCTATGATAACTTCCGCATCGGAGATAATATTAATCCGGATGGCAGCGCGCCGGCTTCGTATGACGTTCGAATCATCGAACAACCGAAGCATCTAAAAGATGGGTTCGAACAAGAAGATAAATTCCACAAGATTACTGGCGATATTCTATTGGCGGTTTTGTGGGAAGCATGTAAGACCGAAAAGAAACGAGCCGAGGAACTGTTATACGATGATGACGATTGAGAAAACAATTCTAAAAAATCTTATATCTAACGAAGAATATACCCGCAAAATACTACCATTTATCAAGCCCGATTATTTCCACGATAATACAGAGCGAGTTATCCTAGACGAAATCCAATCTTTCTTGGCAAAATATAACAAGCTACCTACGATCGAATCTATCAAGATCGAACTTAGCAACAGACCAGGATTCGTTGCCGCCGAGTTCAAAACTGCCATTGAATTGATTGATGATATCTCCGGAAACGACGAAGTAAGTAACCAGGAGTGGTTGTTAGAATCTACTGAGAAATTCTGTCAAGAAAAGGCGCTTCATAATGCAATCCTGGATTCTATTCATATTCTAGATGGTTCTAGTAAAGTACACGATAAAGGAGCAATTCCTTCTTTACTTACTGAGGCTCTTTCTGTATCATTTGATCCATACATCGGGCACGACTATTTTGATAATGCCGAGACTCGATACGAATATTATCATCGGATAGAAAAGAAAGTCCCATACGATCTAGAATTTCTCAATAAGATTACTCGAGGTGGGCTTTCTAGGAAGGCACTGGCATGTTATCTAGGTGGAACTGGCTCCGGTAAGTCATTGGTAATGTGCCATAATGCAGCCGCCAATTTGTCGTCTGGGTACAATGTTCTGTATATTACACTAGAAATGGCAGAAGAGCGGATTGCAGAACGGATCGATGCGAATCTACTTAGGATGAAGGTAGATGAGCTAGAACAGATGCCGAGGGATACATACTTACGCAAAATTAGACACATGGAATCTAGCGTAAAGGGTAAGTTGATTATCAAGGAATATCCAACAGCATCTGCTGGCGTACTGCATTTCAGAAGTTTACTAAATGATTTGGCATTGAAACGAGGGTTCTTTCCTGATATCGTGTACGTAGATTATATCAACATCTGTTCTTCTTCTAGGCTGAAACACGGCAATAATGTCAACAGCTATTCGTACATCAAAGCAATTGCCGAAGAGTTGCGTGGGTTGGCAGTAGAGCGCGATATCGCAATAGTCACTGCCACACAGACTACTAGAAGCGGAGCATCTAATTCGGACATGGGACTGGAAGATGTATCAGAATCATTTGGTCTACCAGCGACAGTAGACATGATGCTCGCTATTATCCGGACAGAAGAATTGGATAATATGAATATGATTATGTTCAAGCAGTTGAAGAATCGCTTCAGTGATTTGACCGAAAACAAACGGTTCATGGTAGGAATTGACAGATCCATGATGAGGCTGTATGATGTTGAGCAAGGACAAATTACCGACTCTGGGCAGGAAGAAAAGCCGAAGTTTGATGGGTATCCTAGTAACAAAAATGTCGAAGACAAATATTCTAAGTTTAAAGGGCTGAGTGTATAATGAATCTACCGAAGTATGTGTATAACTGTGATGATTTTAAGCCAGGGGATCAGGTTCAATACTCTGGTCCATATTTCGACGAGACGGAAATTGAGTATGCGATTAAGGCTCTTCGTACTGGTAAATGGCTGACCGCCGGTGAGCACGTAAACAAATTCGAGGCGCGGTTTTCCAAGAAATTTAATGTCGGATACAGTCAGATGGTAAACTCTGGATCTTCTGCCAATCTTGTTATGTTCACTGCGTTGAAGAGACATTTCAACTGGGCAGATGGCGACGAAGTTATCGTATCACCAGTCGGCTTTCCGACTACAATTTCACCAATCGTACAGAATAACCTAGTACCTGTATTCATCGATATCGAGACGGTCACTCTTAACTTCGACGTCAATCATATTGAAGATAGTATTACGCCTAAGACTAAAGCTATTATCGTATCTCCCGTCCTAGGTAATCCACCTAATATGGATATACTCAAAGATATCTGCGAGAGACACAATATCCTATTAATTGGAGACAACTGCGATAGTCTCGGGAGTAAATGGAATGTAAAATATATTACTGACTATTATTATGCTTGGACTTGTTCCTTTTATCCTGCTCATCATATTTCTACAGGTGAAGGTGGTATGGTTTGTTCGGACGACGAATCATTCGTTGAACGAGCGCGTAGTATTGCTTGGTGGGGTCGCGATTGTTATTGTGTCGGAGCTTCAAATGCTCTTTGCTCTGGCACATGCGGGAATAGGTTCGATAAGTGGTTAGATGGATATGATGGAATCGTCGACCACAAATATGTGTTCACAGAAATGGGCTATAATCTTAAACCACTTGATCTACAAGGAGCAATCGGTCTCGCTCAACTAGAGAAATTCGACAAAGTAGAGGAATTGCGGCGCAAACACTTCAAACGAATTAAGGAAATCGTAGAAAGTAATCTAGTATTCATCACTATCCCAGAGAGTCTCCCGGAAGCAGATCCTTCTTGGTTCGGTGTACCCATTCTATGTGATAATCGTTATGTTAGAGAAGATTTAACTAAGCACCTAGAGAGTAATAAGATCCAAACGAGGCCGCTGTTTGCTGGTAACATCCTAATGCACCCAGCATACAAGCATTTAGGTGATTATCGAGAGTTTCCTAATTCTAATGCAGCATTCAGTAATGTAGTATTCTTAGGTTGCCCACCGCACTATAATGACGCGGTATTCGATTATATCGAAGATGTGTTTTCTAGATTTCCCAACAAACTATATGATATTAGGGGATAATTATGATAACTGTATTGGGTGGGTATGGGTTCGTCGGATCTGAGTATGTACGACATTTCTATGATTCGGCGGTAGTCAATGATAAACACGACTATAATATCTACACCAACGATGTACTATATTTTATTTCTACCACACACAACTATCATATATTCGACCACCCACATCTAGACATTGATACTAACCTACACACATTAATCACCGTACTAGAAAACTGGCGTAGGTTTGGCGGGAATGGTACATTTACGTTTATCTCTAGCTGGTTCGTTTATGGTAATCAAGAGCACCAGCCAGTACACGAAAGCGTACATTGTAACCCGAAGGGATTCTATTCAATCACCAAGCGAGCAGCGGAACAATTGCTTATTTCTTACTGTGAAACTTATGATCTGAAGTATAAGATTCTGCGGTTAGCTAATGTAATTGGTAAGAGGGATCCGTCTGCATCCGCCAGAAAGAATGCACTCCAATACCTAATCAATAAAATGAAGAACAACGAACCCATTGAACTCTATGACGGAGGGGATTTTTATCGAGATTATATCCACGTGACAGATTGTGCTCGGGCGATTAATCTGTGTATAGAGAAAGGCGAAGATAATACAATCTATAATATTGGTAACGGAGTGCCCGTTCGTTTCTATGACATCATAAACGACGCATATGCACTGATTGGTAGTAAGTCTGAGATAATCAACATTGAGCAGAAAGAGTTTCACGCCAAAGTACAAACAAAATCTATGTATCTAGACAACACTAAATTGAAACTGCTAGGATATAATCAGTTATACTCTACACAGGACATGCTGAAGGGCATGATCTAAGAATACGCCACTCTTTGGGTATAGAATAAAAATAATATAAATAAGTATATAACAAACCCAAAGAGTGGTAATTATGTCAAAACTATCAACCTTCAATTCTAGAAGGTTTTCAAAACCTTTGCTGGAAACAGCACAAAGTCACTTCAAAGCATTGTTCTTGGTCGGCGGACCGGGGTCGGGTAAAGACATCATAATCAAAGCTGGATTACAAGAATCTGGTATGATCGAAGTTAACTTAGATCGCCTATATAAGTCCATCACCAATCAAACAGAACTAGACGAATTTCGCGAGTATTCTTCCGTTTTCATCAACGGCAATGCTGATGATTATTCTAAAATAGCTACATCTAAGCTAGTTCTAGAAGCAATGGGTTATGATACCTCGATGGTATATGTCTATACGTCCCAGGAAGAATCTAAACGTCGCAATGATGTTCGGATAGATAGCGGGGCCAAGACTATCTCAGAAGATGCTAGACATTCTAAATACAATTATTCAGTAGAAAATATGCTTAAATTTTCAACTGAATTCGTCCCGTTTATACTATATAATAACTCGGTAGACTATAATGTAGCGAGTGTGTCTGAACGTACAGAAATTGGCAAATGGACTAGAGAGCTATTCGAACAGGTATCTAATTTCATCTCCGCCCCACCACAACAACCCAAGTCGCTAGCATGGTTAGTCGAACAAAATAAGATAGATACTACTAATATCAACCTATTATTTGAAGGGGTAATTGCTAATGAATTTTCTCAGAATGATTCTGTCCTATTTCAATCCAGTGGACTCGACGAAGCCAGTCCCTTCGGAAATAACAGTGGTGGAATCGCCAGAAGCGACAAAAATCGAGCCGAAATCGAAAACCAAGACGACGATAACGAAACCAAAGGGATCGACGACGAGGACGACGAAGACCAAGAAAAAAACGACAAAACCAAACCGACCAAATCCAAAAACTTAACAAAGCGAGCAACTAATCCGGGTGCATATTTCGATTCTAGGATCGGAACTGTACCTTCCGGTGGTGTTGGATTGAGCGCGAACTTAGGCGAATCTAGGAAATCGTTTAAAGATTTCAGGAGCAAATAAAATGCAATACGGCGATAAAATCAACAAATCGATAGCCGAAGCTGCCATGGAAGTGATGTCCGCGCCTAAGGTTACTGCACCAGACGTATCTCTTGTACTGAGTATGAAGAAAGTCCTTGGTAGTATGTTTATGTTCTACTTCAAGGCCCATAGTTTTCACTGGAATGTGGAGGGTGCTAGTTTCCCCCAATACCACTCTTTCTTCGATACGATATACAATCAACTCCACGATTCGATTGATCCTATTGCAGAACACATTAGGATCTTGGGTGAGTATGCCCCGAGCAGCGTATCTGAACTAGCATTATATTCGGCTATCACTGAAAATAGAACCTCGACTATGCCACCAGCAGTAATGTTCCAGTCTCTATTGGCAGACAACAATACGATAATCAATGTATTGACTATGGCGTATAATCAGGCAGAATTAGCAAAAGAGGTTGGCCTGTCTAACTTCCTTCAAGATAAAATAGATTCCCATAAAAAACTAGGTTGGATGATTACATCCACCTCTAAAGGCACTGGAGTATAAGATGTCAAAGAAAATCGTCGATATTATCAAGGAAGCGCGTCTACCGAAGATCAAGATGCCACAACGTTCTGCCCAGGAACGTATGTATCAGCATCATCAGGAGTTGCGTAAGAAAGCAGGTCTTCCTGACGAATCTTACTATGAAAAGATGGCTGCTCAGAAGAAGAAAGAACTCGAAGATATGAAAAACGAAGAGGTTAATCTGGAAGAAGCGGTAAACGTTTCACATGAACGCTATATGAGATCGCACGGGAAACAAGCAAGCGAAGAAGATAGGGGTATGTGGGCATTTACACATAAAAGATTCGGTGGTGTAGATTATAATAACAATAAAGAATTCCACACTACAACTGGTTCATTCAAAGAGGCTAAAAAGTCTGCTAAAAAATGGGCAAAAGAACATGGTCATCAAACTGCCTATGTGATGGAAGAAGTAGAACAGATCGACGAACTTTCCAAGGATACTCTTAGTTCATATATCAAGAAAGCTGCTCCACACGCAGTAAGTTCCACCAGAACGGCAGAGCATCTAAGGAAGGTATCTGATAGAGCAGCCAAAGAAGACGATCATAAAAAAGCCGGTGAATATCAAGGTTATAGCGATAAATTCCAGAAAGGCGTATTCAAGCGCATTGCTGGTATTCAGCGAGCAGCCGGTAAACTGGCTAAGGAAGAAGTCGATCTCAATGAAGTCTCTATGTCCGATGCTGCTAAGATGGCACATGATCTGAAGACCGCGAAAGAGAAACGCGATGTAGAAAAACACGAAAAGGATTTGACTTCTGCTCCGATCAATAAGCCAGACTACGACGTGGTTGTTCATCATAAACACGACGACGGTACGGAGAAAGATTATACATATAGAGTGACTAAGGCCAAGAACGACAAGCATGCGCAAAATATCGCTATGCTACGTCATCACGAAAAGCTCGGCGGCGGTAACTTCAAAAGCAGCCTAGATAAAGACGTGAAACGATTGAATGAGGGCGACGAACACTTGCACAAAGATCATATCGAAAAGTCCTTGGCAGACAGTGACATCAATTCCAGCGTAGAGGGGAATACGGTTCGCGTTCATTCTAGCAATACCAAGAAAGCGGCTAGATTGCTCAAGAATATGGGATATGAACACAAGGTTGCCGGCGGGCTGAATGAATCAATCGGTATTATTAGAGAGGTGGTAAAAAAGAAAGTGGAAGACAACCGCGGAACTAAGGGCAAGACGGCAACTGGTCAACCAATGCCCAAAGTAGAAGTTAATCCAGAGTCGAAGGTGGTATAATATGAATTCAGTCAATATGATAGATATTAGTGAGATCAATGACGGATTGGAATCACTACATGATAGGCATTTCGCTTCAATCGAAAATATTAGCAAGGAACTCGAGAGTATCCTTGCTCCTTTCGATGTCGACTTTCCGGGTATCGATGATTCGGAAGAGGACTATATCTTCAAGATAGAGACTGCAGAAGGCGATGAAACGGAATATTACCTATACGTCATTGTTGATTCAGAACCCGTTGGTTTCTCGGTTTTCGCGCAAATCCTGGAATGGGAAGACATTATCGATATCCAGGAAGTATCGCTAGATGTTGGGTTAGATGTAACCGATTTCTTGACCAGAGTGCGCCATTCGGCAGATGATTGATGTTTGATCAGTTGAATGATTCTAATATATTATTGTATGCCATTAAGTGTTATGATACACCTAATTGTGTCATGTCAGAATTTGAAGATGATTTCAACAGAATATATCGAATCAAGAAGGCGTTTACTAAATATAAAAAAGGGAAGGAATTAAACTTCCAACTAATACTGAATCACATCGTTATTCTTTATAATGTCTTTGGGGTGGAATGCGCGACTAGATTATTGTTTTATAAATTAGATGTGGACCACTATTCTCTGGTAAAGCCATTTTTATTGGCACTTAACTATATGCCAGATGCGGTATTCGGTATACAAAACAAAAACGTGTTGTCATCAGACATACCACTAGACAAAGAGATTGTAGAATGCTTAAGACATTTAGCGAAATGATCGAAGAAGAATCATTGAACGTTTCGTATGATAAAGAGAAGAAACGTTCTAAACACACTGCTACACATCGCAGGGAACCGCACGTCGCCCATCCGTATACTACTAAGCCAGCTATGGACGAGAAGTTCAATGTGGATGCTAAAGGTAAGGATATTGTGGATGCCGTGGCTCGCAAGAAAGCGGCAGAATTTCTCAAGAAATCTAAGTCTAACATTGACTGGGACAAGTTGACAACGACTAAGGGCGCGATGAAAGAAGATGCCGCTCCTGTGTCCGTTGCCGGCGGAGCCGTCCCTTCTATTACTGATCCGACTACCAACTATGCTACTCAGATCAAAAACAAAATTCTTAAAAGAGCCAAACCAAAATGATTGATCTAGTCCCGACACCCTATAAAATAGTCGCTGTTATTGCTCTTGTACTAGCATCATATTTCTATGGTCTCCGCGAGGGCAGTGCAAAGGCAGAGTTAGCCATTAATCAATTTGCAATTGATAAGAAAGAGCTACAGACTAAAATTGACCAGAAGCAGGTAGAAGTAGTAGAAAAGGTAGTTACTCAATACGTCGATAAAATTGTATATGTAAAAGACAAAGGTGCCGCAAATGCTGAAAAATTTAGGTATGTTCCTGATACTAATGTCATGCTTTCTAGTGGGTGGGTGTACTCGCACAATTCTAGTGCCACAGCCACAGATGCCGACACCGCCAGAGTTACTGATGCGACCCCCTCAGGAGTTACAGCAGATTCCGCTCTCCAAACCATTAACACAAACTACACCATCTGCCACGAAAACGCCGAACAAGTAAGATCGTTGCAAAAATGGATCCTAGAAACTAAAGTTAATATAGAAGGGGCCCATAATGGAGGATGAAGATAGCGCATTCATTCGTGCATGGCGACCCTCGGCTGCGTATTGTTACATAGCCATCTGCCTGTTTGATTTCATTTTCGGGCCGGCGATGGTAATGATACTAAATACATTTTTTCATGGTAATCTGGCTACCTGGCAGAGTCTTACGTCATCTAGTGGTGGATTAGTGCATCTATCTTTTGGTGCCATCCTAGGCGTGACTGCATATGGTAGAACCCAAGAAAAGCTACAATCCCAACAAATAACAATAAACGGACAACAGGTAGTAAAATAGATGTCGAATGGTAATGACCCAACGTTACACAGCGTTAAGTTGGATCTTGAACTCCTTAAAAAGGATGTTACTCAAATTTCCACAATATGCGAGAAACTAGATGTAACAATCGATAAAATTCAAGAGTTAGCGGCTACTATGACTCGAATGCTTTCTCTTCATGAACAGAAGATAGAGAAACAAGAACAAAATGATAAAGAGCTGTTTTCACTCGTCGAACTAAGAAGGGTAGAGCTTTTGAGCGATATTAAAGAACTGAACACCAGAGTGTCTGGGATTAATAAAGAATTCAACGACAAACTACAGAATACTGAAGATAAGTTAATCAAGGCCGTTCAGGATTTAAAGAAGGAAATTACTGAAAAATCCGATACTAATAAGACTAAACTATCGGATGCAATCGAGAGCATAAACCGATGGAAGTGGATGATTATTGGCGGTGCCGTCGTAGTCGGTTATATTATTTCTATTACCATTAAATTAGCGGGTATCTAATTTACTTCTATATAGAATCACGTTATAATGATGGTTAACCTTTTGTTGTGGATATATTATGTCGTTATACATCGATAGGAAGTATCTTCTACTCATTTCATCTAAGCTGAGAAATTTCAAAGACAAAGGTAACGATGTCTTTAATTTCTCGTGCCCCATCTGCGGCGATTCTTCTACCAATAAGCTAAAGGCCCGCGGGTACTTCTACCCAAAGGGCGATAAACTAATCTATTCTTGTCACAACTGTTCTATCTCTACTGGGTTCTCGAAGTTCCTTAAAGAACTCGATATCACCAAATATAAAGAGTATCTACTCGAGCGATTCGGCGATACCAAGAAAGTCGAGTTGACAGAAGAACGCGCTAAAAAGAATGCAACCAAACCCGCTTTATTTGGCACTTCTCCTAAAGAGAAGTTTACTAGAAAACTCACTATCGATCTACCTTCGATTAAGTCCCTCCCGATCAATCATTCTGCTAGGCAATATATCGCTTCTCGCATGATCCCCGATGAATTTTGGGGAGAGATATACTATGCCGAAGACTTCAAGAAATTCATGGATAGTTTCTTCCCTGAGCACAATAAGGATTTGATCGAGGAAGATCCACGCATCGTTGTGTTCTTTACTAATAGAAGCGGTGACATCACGAATGTGTCTGGTCGCTCTATAAGCAAGAATCCGAATATACTGCGATATGTAAACATCAAGATTACCGAAGATAAGAAGGTATTCGGTCTCCATAGGGTTAATTTAAAAAAGACACTATATATCGTCGAAGGTCAGTTCGACAGCATGTTCCTACCAAATTGCGTTGCAGCAGGAGATTCTGGTCTTCTTGGTGTAGCCGAGCACGTCAGACCATTGGTAGATGATAAGTCACAAATTGTAATTGTATTCGATAATGAAGATCGAAATACACATAATATCAAGCAAATGGCAAAATCTCTGAACAGACACTTTAAAATTGCATTATTTCCTAAGAATATCATATACAAAGATATCAACGAAATGGTAGAGATCGGTGGGATGGCGCCGGAAGAAATTCTCAACATCATCGAAGATAATACTATCAGTGGCCTGGAAGGATTACTGAAATTATCCGAGTGGAGAAAGATATGATTAGTTTCAAAGAATTTCTAATAGAGCTATTCGATAAACCATGGAAATTGGAAGATCATAGTAAAACACCAAATGGTCAACTATTTAAAAATCACATAAAAAGTATTACTGGTACTCATATTGGGTTTAAATTTTTTAAAGCGGAGGGGGACAATGGTCATGTGTTGGAATATGCACATAACGGGGCCATTGAAATACATCATTTAGATAAAGACTTTGTTTCTGGAGAAAAACCAGTAATACCTTCAAATAAACCAAACCCTAGATTTATAGCTACTATGAAAAATAGGATAGAGAATCACGTCGAGCATAATAGACATAGAGTTCGTGTAGTGGCTCCAGATAATTTAATAAACAACTACCATAGAATAGCACACAGTTTAGCCAAGAAAAATGGATATCATGTAACTGTTCCAATGCCACACGAACATCCATTTGGAAACAGAGAAGAAACATATAAATCGTTCTATATTAGACCAAAGAATTCAGTGATACCAGAAGAATTGGCTACTAGAGCAAACTTAAATTCTAAAACACAACAATCGTTCGATCGAGTGTTGGGCCTAATCAAGGAATTCTACGATGATTAGTTTTAAAGAATTTCTAGTAGAGCTATTCGATAAGCCATGGGAATTGAAAGATATATCAGACTCCAGGTTAGGTAAGATTATGCAGACACAAGTTCATAAAAGAACCAATGGAGAAGCTAAGAATATAAGACTACACAAGGCGGAAGGTAATAACGGTTATGTTCTGGAGTTTCATCATAGAGGGGCGCTAGAGGTTCATCACATAGATGACTTCGGCAATTCTGGTTCTATGCACAAATTAGCCAAGCCTAATCCAAGATTTATTTCTACAATAAAACATAAGATACAGAATCACGTACTAAATAATGGCCCATTACAAGTTAGAGTAATCGGCTCAACGAAAGATGGGATGGTCGACCATTATCATAAAATAGCCAAGCGGCTAGAGAAGAAAAACAGCATTTCTGTAGGTGAACCAAGTAAACATTCTAATATAGATAACAACAAAGAACCAAGAAAGGAATTTATTATTCATGCCAGACACGTAGTAAATGAAGAGTTATTATACATTTTTAAACAAGAACTGAAGAAGGAATAGACATGGCAAATATTGAAGTAAGATACGTAGATCACATGGGTAGCGACTTGACTGTAGTTAATGCAGCTCGGGTTTCGTTTAGCAAGGAATCGTATTTCCAGCCAGATAATTCTCTACACGAAAAAGACAAGAAACTCATTAGTTATCTAGCCAAGCATAATCACTGGACGCCATTCGCCCATCCACAAATTACACTATGTGAGACAGTACCAATCTTTGTTGCGCGCCAGAGATTCAAACATATGATAGGGTTCACATACAACGAGACTTCGCGTCGTTATGTGGATGATACCCCAGAATTCTACATTCCTGATGTATGGCGTTCTCGACCGGATGGTAGTATGAAACAGGGTAGTGGCGATATCCATCCAGATAACGATATGTTCAAGGGAATCTATAGCGAGTACATTAAAGAAGCTGTCGCTGTGTATGAAAATATGATTGCATGTGGAGTTGCACCGGAACAGGCTCGAATGGTTCTACCACAATCTATGATGACCAGTTATTATGTGACGGGTTCGCTTGCTGCGTGGGCTCGGGCATACAAACAACGTGTCGACAGTCATGCTCAGAAAGAGATTCAAGACCTGGCTGTCCTTTGGGATAATAATATTAGAGAATTGTTTCCAGAATCCTGGAAAGTATTAATTGGAGAAGTATAATGGATAGTAGAAATGATGTAAAAGATTTTATGATTGCGTGCGATCAAGAAGTAAAAGAAGCACCGCACAATGGTCTGACACAGCAAGCTGAGCTATATATAAAACTAATCGACGAAGAGTATAAAGAACTGCACGAAGGAATCAATCACTTCGATTTAGTGGAAATTGCTGACGCCTGTGCTGATTTGAAGTGGGTCATCGAGGGTCTAGAGCACTCTCTTGGTATTCCACGACAGGCTGTGTGGGACGAAGTTGCCCGTAGTAATATGTCAAAGATTAGCGAAGGCGGTAAAGTATTGAAGCGCGATGATGGTAAAGTCCAGAAGCCGAATACATATTCACCCCCGGATATTAAATCAATCATCGAAAAATAATAAGAGGTAATCGATGGATATTAGTCAAAGAATTCTTTCTGACATCACGTCATTCAACAAATACGCAAAACACATACCATACCTAAATCGTCGAGAGACGTGGGACGAAATTTGTGATAGAAATAAGGATATGCATAGCGCAAAGTTCCCATTTCTTAAAAAACAAATTAACGAAATATACGACAATTTGGTAAAGAGTAAGAAGGTTCTTCCTTCCATGCGCTCTATGCAGTTTGCTGGCGCACCCATCGAGATTTCTAATTCCAGAATATTCAATTGCGCTTATGTTCCTATGGATCATCCAGTTGCGTTCGCGGAACTAATGTTTCTGCTATTGGGTGGAACTGGAGTAGGGTATTCTGTTCAGCGACATCATGTAGAAAGAGTACCAACGATCATTGGGCCATCGGATAAGAACAGACGCTTCTTGGTCGGTGATTCGATCGAGGGCTGGGCAGATTCTATCAAAGTCCTCATCAAAGCATATACCCTAGGTAAATCGAACCCGGTGTTCGATTACCGTGACATTCGCCCGAAAGGCGCCAAGTTAGTCACATCCGGCGGCAAGGCACCCGGCCCCGACCCGCTCAGAATTTGTATTGAACATCTTCGTTCCATTCTCAATGGAGCAATCGGCAGAAAACTCACCACGCTAGAAGTCCATGATATTTGTTGTTTCCTTGCAGACGCAGTTCTCGCCGGCGGCATCCGCAGAGCGGCGATGATTGCTGGATTCGATCACGATGATTTAGATATGATGTCGTGTAAGTCTGGAGAATGGTATGAGCTAAATCCGCAGCGCGGTCGGGCGAATAATAGTGTCGTTCTGGTTCGCGGCGAAATTACAGAGGAAATGTTCAAATCTATTTGGACTAGAGTAAAGGAGTCTGGATCAGGAGAACCTGGTTTCTATTGGACCAATGATCGTGATATTTTCACAAATCCTTGCGGTGAGATTTCTTTAAATCCATTGCAGTTCTGTAACTTAACCGAAATTAATGTATCTGATGTCACATCACAAGAAGACTTGATGGAGCGGGTTGCTGCTGGTGCATTTATTGGCACTCTACAGGCATCTTATACTGATTTCCATTATCTGCGTTCTGGCTGGAAGGATATTACAGAAAAAGAAGCATTGATTGGTGTTGGTATGACTGGCATTGGGTCGGGTGCAATTCTTGGTCTTGATCTAAAAGCGGCAGCGGATAAAGTAAAAGAAGTAAATGAGCACATTGCTTCTGTAATCGGGATTAATCCTGCTGCAAGAACCACTACAATCAAGCCATCGGGTACATCTTCGCTGGTGGTCGGGTCTTCTTCTGGTATCCACGCATGGCATAATGACTTCTATATTCGTAGAATGCGAGTCGGCAAGAACGAAGCACTATATCAATATATATTAGCTAATTTTCCAGATTTGGTAGAAGATTGTAAGTTCAAGCCGCACCTAGAAGCCGTAATTTCATTCCCACAAAAGGCACCTAAAGGAGCCATTATTAGGACAGAGAGCGCGTTGCATTTGTTAGAACGTGTACGAAAGTTCAATCTAGAGTGGGTACATAATGGATATCGCGGCGGAGCAAATCAACACAATGTTTCGTGTACGATTTCTCTGAAAGATGATGAGTGGGAACCAGTTGGTGATTGGATGTGGAAAAATAGAGATAACTATAATGGGATTTCTGTTCTACCATATGATGGTGGTACTTATGTTCAACCTCCGTTCGAAGATTGCACTAAGGAAGTATATGATGAATTAATGACTCACATGCACGGCATTGATCTTACTCAAGTCATCGAGATAGACGATAACACAAACCTAACCGAGTCTCTCGCGTGTGGTGCAGGCGGTTGTGCAATATGAAAAAACTACTATTAATCGGAATTATGTTTTCTAGTCTATCTTATGCCGATGTATATAATTATAAAGTGACTAGGGTGATTGATGGAGATACGGTCGTGATAGAAGCGCCGTATCTCCCCAAACCGCTAAAACCATCGCTTAGTCTAAGAATAAATGGAGTAGACACGCCAGAAAAAGCACCGAGGGCGAAGTGTACTGATGAAGCGACTAAGGCAACGGCCGCGTCTGCGTATACTAGGCAGCTAGTTCGTAATGGTAAAGAAATCAAAGTAGATATCGCCAAGTGGGACAAATATGGAGGTAGAGTGTTAGGCGATTTAATCATCGACGGTAATACACTATCTTCGCAGCTAATAAATAATGGTTATGCGCGCGAGTATCATGGCGGAGCAAAGAAAAGTTGGTGTAACAAATAAGGCGCTTAATTGCGCCTTTTTAATGAGGATGATTTATGAAACAACAATATACAATATCAAGCAAACTAACTGTAGAAAAGATTATATTTGCGCTGAGTATGTTCGATGCATTTACAGATGAATTCTGGGAATATGCGATGGAATTCGCGAAAGATAAGAATCTGTTAGAAACACACAACGCAGAAATAGAACATTCTATAGATTACGGGAAATTTTCTTCGTGTTGTTTTTTTTATGAAATGTCGAACTTAGGTAGATCAATTAGAGCACATAGGACTGATAATAAAACTGTGACATCAGTAACTATGCGCCGAGAATCGGATAATAAGGAATTATTTGTACTATGAAATCATTCTTAGAATTTATCTATGAAATGGCACATAATATAGGCGAACATTCGTATTCTCCGTTAAAGAGCGAACGTGAAAGAAAGAGTAAATTTAATAACTCAGTTGGTGATAAAATACACAATAAATTGTCTGATTATTTAATTATACACAAAACGACTAACGGTAATTCTACTCTGTTCCATACAAACGACCATTCCACCGCAGAAACTCTACATTCTTCGCTAATAAAGCACAAACAAAGTTCTAAAGAATTTCCTTTCGACCATATAATACAAGAAGAAGTCGATAGAAAACCAGGAGGTATTCTTCATAAAGGATATGCAGTTGATTTTCTATACAATCATTTCAACGACCAACATCTACCATTGGTTTCTTCGGAAACTCAATATAGAAAGGGACATGAATTGTGGAGGAAGTTAGTACACAAGGCACTCGACAATGGGCATCATGTATACCATTGGGATGGCAGTAAACTACACAAATCAAACAAAAATAATGTCGAACAGCACTTAAATTCATCGTTCGGTAAATATGGTGACGAGTCTTATGCTAATAAACATATGGTTATATCTAAGAATGAACTAAAGTGAGGGAACAATATGATAGATTACTACGTATTAATGAATGGTATAACCACAGAAAAGATTAATTTCGCTATAGGATTATTTGACGCATTTACAGATGAATTCTGGGAATATGCGATGGATTATTCCAAAGGACATAATATACTTGATTATGAAAGAATAAACGAAGAAATAATTACCGAACTATATTCATATCCATCTTGTGATATAGATATATGTAGTAATGGAAAACGTCTGGTAGTAAAAAGGTTGGGTGACGTATTACAGAGCATAGAAATATCTAATTCAGATACAGGTAAAGTTTTATTTAGCCACAAAAGAACGAATAAGGGGAAGGAATGAAATACGATAGACATGCTGTTGTATCGTGCGATAATTGCGACGCAGTCGAATATGAAATCAATTACTCAGAGGAAGCTGGTGTGCCAGAAACATGTCCATTTTGTGGAGAAGAATTAGAAGATGTGCAGGTAATAGAAAAAGATGACTTCGAGAAATTAGCAGATTATATGGAAGAAATTGGTAGCTATGCCGACGAATGATATTATTTCTGTTGGGATAGATTATTCACTCACGTGTCCTTGTATGTGTTTTTCTACTGGTGTCGGTTTCGATAAATCTTCATTCTATTTTCTTACTGATAAGAAAGCACATACAGGAAAGCTACTAAATAACGTCACCGGTACATTACACGATGACTATCTATGTAATCAAGAAAGATATGATAATATATCCAATTATTTCATTACGCTGATTAGCGAAAACGTCAATGAACATATCGTTATCAATATAGAAGATTATTCATTCGGATCGAAAGGTAAGGTGTTTAATCTTGCAGAGAATTGTGGTTTACTTAAACACAAACTATGGGGACTAGGATACAAGCTAACTCTAATTCCACCAACCACCCTAAAGAAATTTGCAACAACAAAAGGTAATGCTAATAAGGAGTCAATGTATCAATCATTCATTGCTGCCGGTAATCCTGATATCAATAAAACCTTATTTCCTACCAAATCTAAAATAGATAATCCGGTGTCGGATATCGTGGATTCTTATTATCTAGCTATTTATCCTGTTTCCTAGAGATACTTAATTGGTCCTTATTTGGAATGGTTTTGACCTCCCCTTATCGCCAACACCTAATTATAACCAATAGCGATCGACATGTCAAGAGCTGTCAAGCATTATTTACCAATGTTACGAAAGGGTAATGTTACTTGATTTCGGTGTGATTCTATGTATAATACGAACAGTTGGTTGGCGAGATAACTAGAGGAATTATATAATGGGTTTTGTGAAGTTTGGACCAAATGGTAATGAATGGGATGTCGATAGCTTCAATTTCCCTGGAGGAGAAGTTCAGGTAAAGCTCTTAAACACATCTCTCGGATACTCTGAGTCAGTAAACGTCGATGCACAGATCCAAAGCTCTGATGATGTAATGAAATTGCTCCTAACCTGTGAAGCACTCTGTGCAAATGGGTGGAATTGTCACGCGTTGCACATCGCATACGTACCATACGCAAGGCAAGATCGCAGGTGTAATATTGGAGAAGCACACAGTCTTAAAGTTTTCTGCAAGCTGATAAACAGTCTGAAATTTAAACAAGTGCGCGTATTAGACCCCCACAGCGATGTTGTAGAGGCATTGATTGATAATGTTATGTGTATTCCGCAAGAAAAAATTGTGGAACGATCTGTTCCATATATCCGCGAATATTATTTAATCAGTCCTGATGCTGGAGCATTGAAGAAGATTTATAAAGTCGCCAAAACATCGGGTGCAAAGGGTGTGATCAAAGCCGATAAGGTTCGGAATATCCAGACCGGTAAAATTGAAAGTGTTGACGTCAATGTCGACTCGAAATTATTAGACTCGAACAATAAATTCCTTGTCGTGGATGATATTTGCGATGGCGGTCGGACTTTTGTTGAGCTGGCCAAGGCACTAGCATCGGAGGGCATCAAAAAAGAAGAGTTGACTTTATTTGTGACTCATGGTATATTTAGCAATGGGTTCGATGAACTGTTGCAATACTACAATCACATCTACACGACGAATTCGTTCAGATGTGATATCAACCACAAAGACGTAACCGTCTACAATATTTGGTGATTATTATGGTAACTGGATTGATATTTTTGTCTATTGCTATATTCTGTCTTATGGTGTGGTTTGTTTTTATGGAATATAGAAATGAATGGGTATATAAACAACGAGTTATGATTATTGAAAACGACTCCGACGAAATTGAAAAATATATCAGTTATGACGAAATGATGCGTAGGTTCTGTATCTGGGATGTAGAGAAGTTGAAGAAATGAAAACGATTATCGCCGGCAGCCGCGAAGGATTTTCGATATATGATGTCACCGAGGCTGTTAAGTGTAGTGGGTTTATAATTACGTATACCTCACTTAGTGTGGAGATTGATGATGGAAATTAAAATTAAAGAAACAATTCCAGAAAAACGCGAATTCAAGCCATTGACGATTGAGCTTAGTGTGGAAACACAGGAGGAGCTATACAACCTGTGGCATCGGTTCAATTCCGATCCAATCGAATATAATGCTAAAGTACCGAGTGGTAAAGATAATTCGCGGAAAGTCCAGGAAGAGTTGAGCAAAGAACTTCGTAAACTTGGAGTGAATGTTTAAAATGAAAGTAACCCGAGTGGACTCAACGGATCAAAACGTCTGTAAATATGTGTTTGACTTTGATGATGCAGTAGCCGAATCGGTTCTTTATAAGTACCCGACATACGAGGAACGGACGGTCATTTGCTGCAGTACACAAAGCGGTTGTCCGGTTGGTTGTAGATTCTGCGGCGCGGGAGATGCGTTCGTTAGATCACTCACTGGCGACGAAATTGTGTCCCAGGTACAGCATCTATTCACTGATCGCGGTATTGTTCCAGAACAAGTTAAGAAAGGCCAGATCATGTTTATGAGCATGGGTGAGCCACTCTTAAATCTTAAGGGTCTTTCTGATGCAATTCGACAACTATATAAAATGTATCCGAATTTTGCCCTGTTGATTAGCACCTCTGCCCCGAATTCTAATTATGTTGCGCTAATGGAATTGTCAAAAGAAGTTCCGACTGTTGGTTTACAATTCAGTGTTCATGAAAGCACCGATTCCAAACGTAACAAACTTATCCCCTTTAAAGCAAAATTGACACTAGAAGAAATATCCACGCAAGGTTGGTCGTGGTGGAATAATACAGGACGTAAACCATTCTTCAATTATTGCGCACACGAGGGTAATACGTCCCAAAAAGATGCTCAGCGTCTTTATAAGCTATTTGACCCGTATATTTGGGAAGCAACTATTTCTGTTATCTGTGAACGAGACGAATCGGTTGCTGCTGCTAACGAACGACAAAGAGAATTGGCTGAAAGTTTTATGTCAAAACTAACTGAGATGGGATATTCCACTAGGTGCTTCAATCCAGCTGGTCAAGACGATATCGGCGGAGGTTGTGGTCAACTCTGGTTTGTTCAGGATTGGATGAAGAAGAACAATCATCTCACCCACCCATCTGTAGGTAGAGGATTTCCTGTAGTCCATACGCCACAACTTATTCACAAAGAGGGTTGATATTTAAAATGAAACTTGATGCATTGGAAATTATTGATTTTTACAAAACCTCTCACCGCGAGCAATACCCCGAGGGTACTTCGCTTGTCTACAGCAACTTCACCCCACGTAGTGGTCGGTTGGCCCCGGTGCTCGATAGCTGGGACGAGAAGGTTGTTGTCTTTGGTATTCAATACCTATGTGAATACTTTTTGAAAGAAGTCTTCGACGAATCATTCTTCCTTCGTGAGAAGGCTGAGGTTGTTGAAGAATATAAGAGTCGAATGGACACTGCCCTCGGTAAAGACGCAGTTCCTGTAGACCATATTGAAGAATTGTGGGATTTGGGCTTCCTTCCAATTGAGATTCGTGCAATTGAAGAAGGGAATGTAATCCCAATGAAAGTCCCTGTGTTGACAATTAAGAACACCGGCAGCAAATACTTTTGGCTGGTGAACTATCTGGAAACATTAATCAGTAATGTCCTGTGGCATCCGATGACGGTGGCTACAATTGCTCGGGAATATCGCCGTCTGCTAGAGAAATATGCAGATGAGACCGGGGCGGCAAAGGAAGGTATTCAATTCCAGGCACATGACTTCAGTTATCGCGGTGTCAGCAATCCATTCTCGGCTGCTGCCAGTGCCGGACATTTGTTGTCTTTTGTTGGAACTGACACTGTGCCAGCTATTCGGTTTATGGAACGGTACTATTTTGCTGATGCTGAGAAAGAGTTGATTGGGTGTTCTGTTCCGGCGACTGAACACAGCGTCATGTGCATGGGTGGTCAGGATGATGAGGTTGAAACTTTTAGGCGTTTAATTACTGATCTTTACCCCAATGGCATCGTCTCCATCGTTTCCGATACTTGGGATTTCTGGCGCGTCGTTACTGAATACGTATCTACTCTTAAAACTGAAATTCTTATGAGAGATGGAAAGGTTGTAATTCGTCCTGATAGCGGAGACCCGGTAAAGATTGTTTGTGGCTATGCGCGTTCAGAAGTTGTTTATCTACGCCACGTTGAGCTTGGTAATATTGAAGTACCACATTGTCGAATAACTGGTAATCGCTTATCTGAAGCAGAAGTCAAAGGAGCCATCAAATGCCTATGGGATGTCTTTGGTGGCACTGTAAACGACAAGGGCTTCAAAGAGCTTGATCCGCACATCGGCCTCATCTATGGTGACAGCATTACCTTAGAGCGTGCTGAAGCCATCCTGGAGGGTCTGAAGGCTAAAGGATTTGCATCGAGTAATGTAGTCTTTGGAGTGGGTTCATTCACATATCAGCACGTAACCCGAGATTGTTTTGGCTTTGCGATGAAAGCTACATACGGAGAGGTGAATGGGGTAGGTCGGGAAATCTTCAAAGACCCTAAGACAGACTCGGGCACTAAGAAATCTGCTAAGGGCTTGTTGTGTGTTGATCTTGTTGATGGTGAGTATGTATTGAAAGACCAATGCACCGAAGAAGAAGCGGAGGGTGGTGAACTGAAGGTTGTATATCGTAATGGTGACTTGATTAATCCCGTGTCTTTGCAGACAATTCGTGAACGAGTAGTGGAGAGTTTGAAATGAGTAAACATGATGACGATGACTTAGTATTTCTTGGATGTTTGGAAGCAGTTGGTGTAGATAACTGGCAGGGTTATGATATTGCTAGAGATATGCTGTTAGAACAACTATCCGAATGCGAAAAGGAACCAGAAGCATATGTAAAGGAGTTGATGCTTCTCGATTGCCTCATGGCTTGTGGTGTTGATAACTGGGAATGGTATGAAGAGGCGCAAAAGATGTTTCGGGAGTGTTTGAGATGAAATTTAAAGAGGTGGGAGATAGTAGTAAATTTAAACCAATCACAGTCGAGCTGACGTTCGAAAGTGTCGATGAATTGTGTAATATGTGGAATAGGCTGGAGATCGCCGATGATATCATAACTGAACATTCAGTTAGTGGTGTTCCTATAGGTATCGACAATTGCTATGACTTGTGGCGTTTTATCGATAACAAATTAGTTGAATTGGGGGTTAAGATTCGGTGAAGTATTTGGTAGCGGGTGGTGCTGGATTTCTGGGTTCACATTTAGTCAAAGAATTGTTAGACGGTGGCAACGATGTTATCGTCGTCGATAATCTATGTACCGGGAATATGTGTAATATTCAAGAACATTTCAAGAATGATAAATTTAGTTTCTGGTGTATGGATATCAGGGATTTAGATGTGCGTCAGTTTAATTTGCGACTCGACGGTATATTCAACATGGCGTGCCCGGCGTCGCCGTTGCATTATTTTAGGATCCCTGTAGAAACACTAATGACATCTGTCCAAGGAACCTATAATCTATTGCGCATTGCTGATGAACATGGCGCAAGAATTCTTCATACTTCTACGTCCGAAGTCTATGGAGACCCGCTGGTACACCCACAAACAGAAGAATATTGGGGTAATGTTAATCCCTATGGTATGCGTTCTTGTTATGATGAAGGTAAACGAGCCGCCGAGGCTCTGATGCATGACTTCAGAGACAACTATGGTACAGACACCAGAGTCGTTCGTATCTTTAACACGTATGGTCCTAATATGGATGTCGATGATGGGCGAGTAGTATCTAATTTTATTGTTCAGGCTCTTCGAGGCGTTCCTATCACAATTTGTGGCGATGGTACGCAGACTCGTTCATTTTGCTATGTATCTGACTTGATCCGTGGAATTTGGGCGGTCTTCGATAGTGACGTACACAGTCCATTGAACATAGGTAATCCTGTAGAATTTACGATGAACGAATTGGCAGAAATTGTCATCCACAAAACAAATTCCAAATCTATCATTAAATATGTAGAATTACCAAAAGATGATCCGAAACAACGTAAACCTGATATAAGCAGGGTTACAACGCATACTGGATGGAGTCCTTCTATTCAGTTAGAACAGGGAATTGAGCTTTCGATTCCTTATTTTGAAGAAGCACTAAAGAGGAAATGATTATGCATAATTTTAATTCGATCTATTCGGCACTGCAACACAGCGTCTGTACCGTTAAATTCAAGAAAGCGAGTGGCGAGACTCGTACCATGAACTGCACTCTTCAGAATTCCCACCTTCCAGAAGAGTACCGCAATCGTAGTAGCGTCTTAGCCGAACCCGGTGCAACCCCAGACAAGATTTCTGTATGGGACGTGGATGCTAATGATTGGCGTGCATTCTTGGTATCTTCGGTTACTGATTTTAGTGACCCTGCTAGCAAACAAGGTATGCTGCTCGGATAAACTCCAATAGAATCAATAAGTTACGAACAGCCCTTTGAGCTCACTTAAAGGGCTTTTTCTTTATAAATCAATAACTTACATGAAATCACTTAAAAGAAGCCGATTTTATCTGTATCCAGGGCACCAGAATACCTACATAACCCAAATAATAGTTGACTCTATAGGATGTGGTGTATATAATAGCCAAATCAACAACCAAGAGGCGATCCATTATGGATACTTCAAAGCAAAAAGAAATACGTCGCAAGTTGCTTGGCAATGGTGACGAGCCCAGTTGGAACTCCCCGATCGAATGTACCTTCTCTGAAGTGGCCCTGGCCATTCGTTGGTACAATGATAACAAAGACGATAAGTTCGCAGCGAAATTACTCAAGTGTGATGCCAAGAAGGCACGTGCGTACACATCGCTGGCGTGGGGTAAGCGATTGGTAGAGCGTGGGTTTGTGCTCCCAACAAAGTCGCTTAACACAATTAAAACAATGCAGGAAAAGTTTGACGCCGACACTGGTCAGGCGGTAGAATATGACCAGGACGGTAATGTAATCTCCACGAAGCCAGTTAACGTAAAAACCAAAATTGAAGAGGGTATTAGCGCGAAGTTAGACTTCTTTATTGGTGAACTGGAAGGCTTCTTGGATGAATATGTGGCTAATAGGTCTGCGTTCAAAGCGTATGAGTGGATGGTAGAGAACGAAGTCAAATCCACCCATGCTAAGGTGATCGTTGACCATTTCGCGACCCGAGCCAAGGAGCTAATGCAGGCTGATGCTGGTACTGATGAAGAACTGAAAGAAGGGTATTCTAACTTCACACGTAACAGACTACGCGACGTCATCGTCTTTGTCGCTAACATTATCAAAGATGCCAAGAAAATCGACACCAATCAAAAGGTATCTAAGGTACGTGCCCCTAGGAAGAAGAAAGCGGTATCCGTCGATAAAGTAGTGTCTAAGTTGAACTACAAGGCGAGCGACACCGAATTCAAGCTGAAATCGGTCAGTCCTGCCTCGATCCTGGGTGTTGATCAGCTCTGGGTGTTCAACACCAAGACCCGGAAACTCGGTGTGTATAAGGCAGCAGGTACCGCGGGGTTGAGTGTGAAGGGCTCTAGAATCATGGGCTACGACGAGACACAGTCTGTATGCAGGACCCTACGTAAGCCCGAGGGCGTGCTAGAGGGTATCGTGACAGGCGGTAAGCTAGTGCTACGTAAGGCCCTAGATAAGCTGACCACCAAGGAAACGACCCTCAATGGCCAGATCAACGGCGACACTATCCTGCTACGTGTTGTGAAATAGATAGGTAGATCACTAAATACCTCTTGTATATCAACGTACAAGAGGTTATGCTAGGTGTTAAAGTTCTATGGTAAGCTGAGTAAGAGCGACAAACAATACCTAAGGGAAGCCGCTCAGTTTGCTATGAATAGATTTTTCAGTAGTAAGGAACAGGATAAAATACACATCAACGTTAGGGTAGTAGAAACACACGAAGATGGTTGGAAGGGTGAGTGTGTAGTTGATGGTAAAAGGGGTGGTATAAGGTACTTTACAATCTACGTGGTAACGGATATAATGGATACTGAAGTAGCATTGAGTACCTTGTTCCACGAGCTAGTACACGTTAAGCAGTTCTTCAGGAATGAGTTAAAGGTATATGCCAACGGTAATTCGAAGTTTGTTGGTAGGCTATTCAAGGAAGACTATGATTATTGGGATCTGCCCCATGAGATAGAGGCATATGGAATGACTCCGGGGCTTATGTTTAAATTTTCTGAATACATGCGAGAGAAACAAAATGAGCAAGCAAAATCGTTCTAAGTCAAACGAAGACTTCTACTACGATGATGAACATGAGTACAAGAAGGACTCCAAGAAAAAACACAAGCATCGGCAGTGCACACATACCGAGCGCAGTGACTATAAGAACGGCGACTGGTACAAGTCCAAAGACCGAGACGAATGATGAATATCAATAGAGTTTCTGTTTCCCGAAGAATATAACAACCACGAAGATGCAATTGTCAGAATAGATTGCCAGTTAATTATCGAGGACATGATGACGAATTCAGTGACGGAAGATAAGTATGTTTGGGGCCCTGCCGCGGAAGATGGGGTTTGGCGTTGTAGTCGTCGAGGCAACCCGCTCTCACTGGTAGCCGAGGTAAAGCGCCAGCCCGACGATACCTGGAGCAAGTATATCGTCGGCAACTCATCAATTCCGCTTGGTCGATATCCGGATGCTAGTAGCGCAATGAATGCAGCCGAGGTTGAATTGGATAGACCCCCGGTCGGTAACTATTGGGTTTCTGTTGGTGTTCGTACATCTGCATATTGCGCGCCCAACGGCAAGGTGCTCGGCGAAGTAGATGGGCCGGCGCTCGGTAGCCAATATTTCTATGCATCAAATGCATCCGGCAGATCATTCGGGAAGTTCGTTAACCTCGAATCGGCTAAGAAAGAAGTTGAGGTTCAACTGAATCCACTATGCGCTCGTAGTTCAGTCTGGAGAGAACAACTGACTTCTAATCAGTAGGTCGCAGGTTCAAATCCTGCCGGGCGCGCCATATTAAAGAGAGAATATCATGAGTTGGTTATTGATTGTCATTTCGGTGCATCACGGTATAACCAGATTCGCCAGCACAACGGTCCAACAGGATTTAACTGTACTAGGGCATTTCCAAACCAAGGCGGAGTGTGACGCAGCGGCATCGAGACTAGCTAAGTATTCTACCACAAGTAATAAGTTCTATTGCGTAAATTAATGCCCGAATAGTCCAACTGGCAGAGACATGAGCCTTAAACGTTCATCAGTGTGGGTTCGAATCCCACTTCGGGTACCAAACATCGGGGTTATATAATGAAAATTGTCATGATCGTTCATCGTTCTGATGGTTATACATATGCCTTCTCGGAAACATTCCCGGTCGTTTATGATTCCACAGAAAAGGCTCTTGTTGATTTTGAAAATAACTTGGTGGAGTCAGCAGGTAATACTTTTATGTTTCTGGGAGAAGAGTTTTACGCTTCCGATTTCACTAAGAGCAACGGGGAGCTAAATCCAGATGCATACCCAGAATTCCTAACAATAGATGAGTGGTTCTCTCAATATTCGGGCCTGTAGCTTAAAGGTAAAGCGTGGAGCTCATAACTCCGGGAGTGCTGGTTCAATTCCAGCCAGGCCCACCAATCAAGGTAAAGCAATGAAACAATATCCAACACTACCGGAAGAATTGAATAATTTCCTAATACAATGGAGGACAGAAGATGGTGATTTTTATCAGTCATCTTGTACAGAAAAAGAATACCTGGCGGTAGTTTCTAATCTAGTCAGAGACCCATATGTAGTATACTGGCGTTCTATTAAAATCTTCTAGGAGTTTATTATGAGCTATGCATTGATAATCTATTTGATGGATGTTATTGGTAATATCGACGTTACTCTTGGCTTATTGCTATTCCTTTGTATTATCATGGCGGTTTTTGTTGGTGTGAATTATTTTGTTGATGGCAACGAAAGATGTGGGAAATGGTTTAAATCCCTTATTGGTGTTGTTTGCGTGTGTAGTATTTTACTGGTGTTGATCCCATCCAATAAAACAATGTATGCTATGGTCGGTGCCTCTGTTGCTCAGAAGATCATTGAAGATCCGCGCTCTAAAGAAATTAGTGACAAGGTACTGTTGATCGTCAACCAGAAATTGGATGGCACAATTAAGTCTAAGTGAAAGATATATAAGAGTGAATTCGTTTTAATGAGGACGTTATGAATAAGATTAAGGTAACTGAGTTGTTTACTTCGCTACAAGGCGAGGGTAGGTATGTGGGGGTACCTAGTGTATTTTTACGCACATTCGGCTGCAATTTTTCTTGTGCGGGCTTCGGCTGTGCGCCCGGGGAGAAATCCATAGAGGCGGATATCATCGCAAAGGATGTTCATTTATATGCTAATATAAATGATCTACCGCTCGCTAAGACTGGGTGTGATAGCTATATCTCTTGGCACCCGGCATTTAAGAATTTCAGTCCGTTCTATACCACAGGAGAGCTCGCCAAAAAGATTCAAGACATTCTACCTAATGGTAAGTGGCAGCAGAAATCCGGGAACTCGGTTCATCTAGTGATTACTGGCGGCGAACCGCTTCTCGGATGGCAACGTGCTTATTTGGAACTGTTCAAAACACCGGAGCTAGAGGGGCTAGAGTACATTACGTTCGAGACTAATGGTACTCAACACCTATCGACCAATCTCAAAGAATATATCAGCAATGATCATAGACTATACACATTCTCCGTATCACCCAAACTATCATCTTCTGGTGAGCGCCGCGTAGACGCAATCAAGCCATCGGTTATCGAGGAATACAATGGGTATGGCATGACATATCTTAAATTTGTCGTAGAGACAGAACAGCATATTGATGAGGTCGATGAAGTAGTCGAGCTTTATCGCGAGGCTGGGTTTGATGGTAATGTATATCTAATGGCAGTTGGTGGTACCGAGCAATCATATTTCGCGAATGCTACAAAGGTCGCCGATATGGCTCTGGCGCGTGGGTATTATTATTCGCCGAGGCTTCATGTAGACTTGTGGAAGAATGGGTGGGCGCGATGATTAATTTTTCATGGGGCGGCATCGATACATATATTACCAGGCTGGAAAATCAGATTAAAACTAGCAACATTCCTGTCACGATGGTAGTAGGAGTTGCTCGCGGTGGATTAATACCCGCCATTATGTTGAGCCATCGACTAGGTGTAGAGTTCGATATGATCTGCTGGCAGACTCGCGATGGTAGTTTTCGAGATATCGAAAAGGTATGTAACCTAAATAAGGGTACTTTGATAGTAGATGATATATGTGACAGCGGTCGCACTATTACCGAGATCAAAGAAATGAACCCTAACCTGATGTATGCAGTGATCGTCGATAAACTCGAAGATTCAATCGTTGATTTCTATGGCTGTTCGATGTATACTGAAGAATGGATTCATTTTCCATGGGAACGAGACGTAGAGCAAAAAACAAATTATATAGGAGCAATAAATGAGTAGATGTGATCCAGAATTGGGATTTGCAATCCACGAACACCTAAAGGCGGCTGGTGTAGAGACGCCGATGTTCATTGATGTGGTGAACTCAGATAACAAAGAAAAACTCAGGGCAATCAAACATCATTTCACCGAGATTATGACCGTCCTCGGTCTCGATCTTACTGACGATAGTCTGATAGATACGCCGACCAGAGTCGCGAAGATGTATGCCAATGAGATTTTTCGTGGACTAGACTATAACAATTTTCCGAAATGCACTGCGGTAGACAATAAGATGTTATATGACGAAATGGTCATCGAGCGCAACATTGTAGCAATATCTAGCTGTGAGCATCATTTTGTTACTATTGACCAGCGAGTCGATATTGCATATATTCCTAATGATAGAGTTCTTGGGCTGAGTAAACTGAATCGCATCGCCAAGTTCTTCGCTCAGCGCCCGCAGATTCAGGAGAGGTATGCGGAACAACTCTTTCATGCACTAGAATATATTCTTCAAACGAATAATATTGCGGTGGTCGTTAACGGTAAACATTATTGTGTCGCTCAGCGTGGAGTAGAAGATACGAATTCGTATACGATCACTTCTAAATTGGGTGGTGCATTCAAATCTAATCCAGATTTGAGAAAAGAGTTCATGGATTTGGTTAAGTCGACGAGGTAATTATGGGATTACAAGAAAGAACCGCCACTGCGATTGATAGAATTAAAGCTGCATTTTGGGTAAATGATGGAGATGTAATATCCGGACACTCGGGCGGTAAAGATTCTGTGGTTATCGATGATTTGATTAGACGAAGTAATTATGAGCCCGCTTATATCGTCCATAACGTCAAACCATTATTGGGTACGTCGGGTGATCCTGTCGCCGCTCTGACGGAGATGCACCCACTCACTCTGGAATTCCTGTATACTGATGTTTGCATGAAAAGAACCATTACTTTTATGCACTCGTCTCGGATGAGTGATTGGTTGCTTTGTGTGAATGTTAAATGTCAGATAGATGGATCTAGATTATGCGAATTTAGCCGATCAGGTAAAAGCTCACAATTCATTATGAACGGTGTATCCACATCTAGATCTGAAATGACCGAATATGTTAAGAATGGAATTTTCGGTCTAAACATGTCATATCCAATCTATGACTGGTCTGATGACGATGTATTCGAATATATCCACGAAAACGGACTTAATATCTCGAAAGAATATGATGTGAATGGGGAATATGATGACTGGAAAAGACGTAATAATATTAGCGCCCCATGTCGATGATGAGCTCATTGGATGTTATCGTGTTCTAACAGAAGGCAGGGTGAGTGATGTATTTTACTTCTTTGATTTAACCGATGAAAGAAAAGACGAAGCAAGAGCAGTAGCTGAGTATTTCGGTTTTACTGCTCACTTTCCACACGAGTTCGAAAGGGATATTGATCCAGTTAAGATTATATACGCACCGAACATATCCGATTATCACCCACACCACAAAAAAATTAATTATCTAGCGAAAGGGCTCACTAATAAAAAACGGTATTATTCTATAGATATGAATCGAGACATAGAGCTCGTATCTCATGAAAGGAAGCGTGAACTACTGCATAGGTTCTATCCATCACAAGCCAGCCTGTTAAACTCGAACGATAAATATTTTTTGTTTGAATCAGACATCCCCACTGATGTACTGTATATAGATAAATCCACTGGAATTGAGACGTCGGTATCTAGATCAATTGAGGCTGTAGTGGATTCCATAATATATAAAAACCCGGGTAGATATTTAAGATTAGAAATTGATGATATACTGGTAGAATTTAATCCACACTGAGGAATTATTATGCATATTGGGCTGGAAGCGGAAGGTCGGTTAAAGGGTGTACCGACATTGAATTTAACCGCGGATGAATTTATTAACAAGACATATGAAAGAGTTACTGCTCCTTACGGTAATATCTACATCACCGATCTAGAAAATATCTTGGATCTAGACACGATTGATAAAGAGCGCAATCCGCTAGTGGATCCCATCTTGTCTATCGAAAGGACGAAGGTTGATCGACAATATCCGAACATCAATATTATCATCTATGCAGATGTGCCTATTATGATGCTGAAGGACACGGATCAGATTAAAGTTCATTCAGGACAAAATGTCTGGATGATAAGCAAAGAATCTATGATCAAGTCTACACCCGAAGATTTCGAAGGAGACTTTAGTGTCTGAATTATTTTATGTGCCTATTGAGCCATTGGAAGAGCGTTATACCGAGAGTTGGTATCGTAATTTTCCGAAAGCATTCGTCGCCAAGGGACTAGATGTATCTGTTGTTGACGGAATCCCGTTGACCGATCATGTCGATGTTGGTACGTTCCTGGATATCAACAGTACGGTGTGTTATAAGAGTTCGCAGATGCGTTCTATTGCCGGGTTGTTTCATAACAAACGTGTATCAAATGGTGATATATTCTTCATAGGTGATACTGAATTTTGGGGCATCGAAGTAATCAGACTTCTGGCTGATATGAACAACGTCAAGGTAAAAATCTTTTCGTTCTTACACGCAGGATCCTATACTAAGGAAGACGCGTTCGAGATTGCGTCTCCTTACCAGAAATACACAGAGTTGGGTTGGGTCGCATCAATGGACGGAATCTTTGTTGGTACCCAGTACCATAAAGACGCATTTATCGAAAGACGGATTAAACCATATGCTGCTGCGGAAGATGTAAAGTCGCTGTCAGATAAAATTCATGTGACTGGCAACCCTATGTTCTACGAGGACTATCGGGGATTTGATTTGCCGAAAGAGAATAAAATTATCATATCGAACAGATTCGATTGGGAGAAGCGACCAAACGTTAGTCTGCAATTCGTTTATCTGTTAAAGAAACGACATCCGGATTGGGAAATTGTCGTTACGACCTCTAGACCTAAATTCAAATCAAATAAACAATGGTTGGTCGAGTTGGCGCGGAACATGGAAGCGGATGGTATCATTAAAATAAAAGAAGGGTTAAGTAAAGAGGAATACCATCGAGAATTGGCAACGAGCAAGGTAATGCTATCTAATAGTATCGAAGAAAACTTCGGCTACTGTGTTGCCGAGGCATTACACTATAACACGGCGCCTGTCCTTCCGAATAAACTATCGCATCCAGAATTGGTTTCTAATGATCAGATGTTCTTGTTTGATGATGAGGATGATATCGTAGATAAGGTCGAGAAAATAATGGACCTAGATAAAGTGGAAACGCGCAAATATGTTGCTCGTTATTTCGATCTTTGTATGAATGATATTATAGGACATATGATTAATGATTAATGGAAATGAATTACATTACATTTCTAGTGGAATGGGGCACACTAGACTCACTGGTATTAGAGAACCCAAGACAGTCGAGTGGGTGAACTCAGTCATCAAGAAGATGAACAACGATTTATATCAGACCGGGTTCCTTTATAATGCATATACCGAACGAAATATCGGTCAGTTGATCGATAAATTCTATAAAGATAGTCTATGTGACGTCCACGCCGACTCAGGTGGTCTTCAGATGATCACCCGCGGGCATACTGTGACCGAGGAGATGAAGGATCGTATCTATAATCACCAGGCAAAGTACAGCACTATCGCGATGTCGTTCGATGAGATTCCCGTCACGTCTGGCAATGGAGTGACGGATTTTTCTAATAGACGATTTAATAGACATCTAGTAGAGGAAAAGGCTGCCGCATCCGGCAAAAATCTATTAAGGCAACTGGAAGTTTTTGCTAAGTGTAAGACAAAGGCAAAGCCATTACTAATTGCCCAGGGTAACTGTCTAGATACATATCGTACATGGGTCGATGTTGTGCAACAACAGATACCAACCGAATTGCTCGATATGTTGGGCGGAATCGCCATGGCGGGCGCGTCTATGGGTAATGGTGATCTGGAGAATATCAGGACTGCGTTCTACTTTACCCAGCTAAATCTTAAATTCGATTGCAAGCAAGTCCACTTGCTGGGTGTCGGTTCGTTGAGTAGATTGCTACCTACTCTGGTTTTTATGCGTAATGGGTTATACAAGAATCTCGTCATTTCGCTCGACTCTACTACGCATACCTCTCAGGTTTCGCTGCGGAAATTTAATACTGAAAATGATATCATCTTCCTTGGTAGATTCTACGATCCTATAAGTTATAAAAAACTATACGAATATTATAAATTTTTCGACGTTACGTTCGACGATCCGTATGAATTGTTTACTATAATGAACGGGCCATCTTTTAAAGATATTCCACCGGCTAATACCGAATACATCCACAAGTATATGCAATCACAGTTCGGACTATTCGCGATTTCTGCTAAGAATGTGTTAGATAATGCAGTACAGTTCATAGAGAATAAACGGGTACACGATCTAATGTCAGATAAATTATCGGCACCGATTAAATTTTTAGAAGAAGTCCAGACACTTGAAGATTATATACACTGGGAACGTAATTTCGCCCAGCACATGAAAACAAACAGAGTACCCGTTTCGGACGAGTCTACACTAGAGGGTTTATTTTGAATACGTATATCCGAGTAAAAACAGAGTTTGAGGGTTGGCATTGCTATCCCAATGCAGGATCGATCGATAGCAGGATTAAATTCTTAGAAAATGAACATCGACATATCTTCAAGATATGTGCTAAAATATCCGCAACTCATCTCGATAGAGAACTAGAATTCTTCTTAGTAAAGTGGAAGATTGATGAATTCATTAAGTCTGGTGATAGAAACCATCAGTCATGTGAAATGATTGCAAACGACATTCTGGCACATTTGAGTCGAGAATATGGACATGATAGATATTACGAAATAACTGTATCGGAAGATGACGAGAATGCCGGCATCGTAGAATATGATGGGAGGGTATAATGGGTAAATATATCAGCACAAAGACCTACGGAGCCGAACGAGGGTTTAGTGTTAGTTACAGACAATGGAGAGCGGATTCACATTGTAATCTTATTCATGGATATGCTTTGTGTTTTCATGTGGAGTTCGAGGCCACTGATCTGGATGCTCGTAATTGGGTTGTGGACTTCGGGTCTCTTAAGAGCTTCAAGTCGTTTCTCGATGATCATTTCGACCATACCTGCCTAGTGGCCTCGGATGATCCTGAATATGATCTGTTCGTCGAAATGCACAACAAAAAATTGATTAAGATGGTGGAAGTAGAAAAGACTGGGTGTGAGGGTCTTTCTAAATTCCTGTTTGACTATTTAGGATGCTGGATTGCGGATAATGGGTATTCGCCCCGAGTCAGAGTACGGAAGGTGGAAGTAAGAGAAACCCCATCGAATTCTGCCATGTATACTGAATGACTATCATTAGAATAAACCCTTTATAAATCAATAACTTACGTATACCATAGAATAGCTCACTCAAGGTACTTTTTCCAATAGATTCAAGCACTTACAGGAAATCCCTTTAAAAGTAGGGCCTCAATCAGTACCCATATACGTTAGATTTTAATACAAGATACCCCCAAATAAAACCCTAGTAGAAACAACGACTTAGCGTAAGTTACTGTTTTTACTAGGGTTTCTTTTCTTTACTCTGGTGTTCGGTGTGACTATAATGGCTACATCAACAACAAACACCAGAAGGTGAACTGAAATGGCATATATGTCGCAGGAACACAAAGCAGAAATTGCACCGGTTGTTAAGAAGATTCTCAACAAATATGGGCTGAAGGGTTCGCTGTCCGTTCGTGACCATAACTCATTGGTGCTCACGATCAAATCCGGTAAGTTGGATTTCGTTGGTGAATACAACAGGAGCGAGTCCAACCGTCATGGCGACTCGACCATCGCCGAGTGTTTACAGGAGCTCGCCTCTGCCCTTCGCAGGCCGCGGTTCTTCGACGAAAGCGACATCTCGACCGACTACTTCTGCTCACACTACATTGATATCAAAGTCGGCAAGTGGAATAAGCCATACGAGTTGACAAAGTAAGACGAGTGGGTTATACTGTCTGACATAGATAGGAGTAATTAAGGTGTCCTGTAAAGCCAGACAGTATAGCGACCAGATGTATTGTTCGTCGTGTGGGTTGTCCTGGGACGTTAATGACCCAGAGCCGCCCAGTTGTTCCTGGGAATTCATTGAGCAGCAACGCAAGACAAATGGTAACGATTGGCTGAAAACGATTAAAGAATTTTTGGGAAAATAGTTTGATTTTTGTGTCGAAACAGTTATACTAAGCACATCAAAACTAACTAGGGTAAGTTGACATGGACAAGCGTGAACTGTTCAAGACCGCCATAATCACTTCTACTGGCAGTGTATTTCAGGAAGGGGAGATTGTTTCTGTTAGCGTAAAACATCGAATGTCTGGCCCCTGGGTATTCGAGTGCCGTAGAGGCAAGCGAGTCGCTAACTATAGCGAAGGTTTCCTTACCAACTTTTGTCTGTGAGACTAGACATGAACGACAAAGAAAATGAAGTATACTGCGCGGTCGGAACCCTGGTTCTGGCATTCTTGACTGTAATTATGATGGGAGTCATGTGATATGAATGGGGTGCAATTTCTGTTCTTGATTTTGGTTATTATTTTTGCTCCGACTTTTAACAGGTTTCGATGATATAGCTATTATCATCGAAAACAGGCGACTGATCATCACCTCGGGTGTATGGTGACGCTCGGGTCTTTGGCTCCGCTCGGGTGTATGGCTGCGCTCAGGTGTTTAACACCGCTCAGGTATCTGGCTCCGCCTGGGTGTTCGGCCACACGCACCTGACTTCAGGTGAATATAAAGAAGAAATACTGTGCGAGGAGGCGTCGTGATTGAGAGACCTGTCAAACTCAACCTCCTGACACTGGGCGCACGTGTTTCCGAACACAAACCTGTAGCCTTTGGCGAGTTAACCTGTGGTCTGAACCCGCAAGGTCACTACGTGGTGCGTAATCTGCACTTGCCGCTGTTTGTCTGCATCAACGGCGTCTGGTACATGGCCGAGAAATGCCGGAGTTACATCAAGCCCCTGCCGGACACCCTGATGTTGGAACACCTGGAAGCCACCTTGATGCCAGTTCCCATCAAGATCCCGCAAGACCTGTTGACCGCGATGGTTGCCCCATCCAGTTAGTTGACTTTTGTTATCACTTGTGATATAATGTATACACATCAATAGGAGAACACCCGTTAACACCTGAGCGAGAGGAGTGCTGTGCAGCCACCAACGTTCCGCCGAGTTCCACTTTCCAACCCTGTTGGAAACACAAAAACGCACGACAACCATTGACCACACAATGAGGTAACACACCATGTCAAATGCACAAGCCATGTATGAACTGAATCTCGACCAGGCTGTGGCCGCTATCGCTGCCAACGGGCACAAGCGCACGACGCTGGTACAAGGCCACATGGGCTGCGGCAAGTCGTCCATGCTCGCGGTACTGGCCGAACGGTTTCCCACCCACCACGCCTGCTACTTCGACTGCACCACCAAGGACTTGGGCGACATTACCATCCCGCACATTGCCCACCTGAAAGCCGGTGCTGATTACGTCGAGTACCTGACCAACGAAGAACTTGGTCTGCATCTGGACAAGCCCGTCATCCTGATGATCGACGAGTACGGCAAGGCGAACCCGGCAGTGAAAAACGCCCTGCTGCGCCTGATGCTGGAGCGCAAGATGGGTGGCCGCAGCTTGCACAGGGACAGTATCGTTTTCTCCACGACTAACCTCGGGGTCGAAGGGGTGGGTGATCTGTTGCCAGCGCATGCCCGCAACCGCCTGACCGTGATCGCCCTGCGCAAACCGACGCACATTGAGTGGATCGAGTGGGGTATCGAGAACGGCATCGACCTTGCCTTGTTGGGCTGGGTCAAGGACAACCCGCAGGTGTTCGCCGACTTCCGCGAAGTCAAAGACCCCGATGACAACCCGTACATTTTCCACCCGCGCTCGGCACGCACGGCGTTTGTTACCCCGCGTTCCCTGGAAGGTGCGTCGGACTGGTTGAAAGTGCGTGACACGCTGGACCGTCAGACCCTGACCGCCGCCCTGATGGGTACGCTCGGTGACCGCGCCGCGATGGACTTGGCGGCGTTCATTACGCTGGCCGATCAACTGCCGAAACTGGAGAGCATCAAGGCCAGCCCGGACAGCGCGCCCGTGCCGACCTCGCCGAGTGCCGTATGCATGGTGGTATTCAAGGTGTTGCAGGTTATTGAGCAGGAGTGGGTCGAGGCATGGCTAACCTATATGAACCGCCTGCCGAAGGAAGCGCAGGGTATGTTTGTCAATGGTATCCGCGCGCCGAAGTACAACGCCGAGCGGCGTAATGCGGTCATGACGAGCCGGGGCTTCGGTGCATGGGCCCGCCAGAATGCGTACCTGTTCAGTGCCGACGGGGTTTGAGATGAAAAAATATACCCTCCTGCCAACGGACACCGTTGAAGTCAACGGCACAACACTCCATCGCATCCAAGCGTTGCGAGCCTTCGGCAGCGTAGCCAAGGGTGACTTGGGCGGTTACGTCGGGAGTGAAGACAACCTGAGCCACGACGGCGAGTGCTGGGTGTCTGGCGACGCTCAGGTGTCTGGCTCCGCTCACGTGTATGACGACGCTCGGGTGTATGACGACGCTTGGGTGTATGGCGATGCTCGGGTGTCTGGCTCCGC